TAGAGAAGTCCCGCCCGGGACTTGTTCCAACGTTGGAACAAGTCCCGGATTCCTGTCTGGAGCCCCTTCCGGTTAGGCGGCCAACTTTTCAGTTGCTTGTATTTTCTGGTAAGCTTGCGTTATTACTTCCACAACGTCGCCCGCCATCGTAACCGCCTCGCCATAACCGTAAATCTTAACAACGTTATCAAATGCGGTTATAAAGTCGCTCGCTGTTTGCATAAGTACTACTTCCGGCGGAAGTGGTACAGATTCCGGGCTATTTTCCGTTTCTGTTTCTGAATCTGATTCCGGGTTAGATTCTGATTCCGGGTTAGATTCTGATTCGTCGCTTGCGCCCGGCTTCGGCTGTTTTTCCGGTTTAAGAGCGTCATACAAACCGCGCAAACTTTCATAGTTTGCAAAAATACTGCCCGTTATTTCTGCAATAGCCGCGGCGGGCGTGCCTATTATGTTAGATTCTTTAATAATATCGTGATTTAATTCGATTAATTTTAACGCTGCCTTAATTTTAGCATAAATGGACGACTTTTGTGGATGTGTGCGAATATCCGCGCCTATTTTAAATAAGTGTAAGATTATATGTTTTCTGAACCCCTTTTCGTCCATCTTTTTATTAAAAGTTGAGTAATACAGACGGGCTTTAAAGATTGATTTCACAACGGCAAGCCCGGCGAGTCCGGCTTTGTTTTCCGCGTTTGTTTCTCTTAAATAGGCTTTATGACCTTCTTTTAGGTAAGATAAAACTATTTCCTTCGGCTCGCCTGTAAAGTCGTTTGATAAACGAACATTGCGGGCGTTGTTTTCATTTAACGTTTTATAATCCGGCTTGTGCAAAGGTTGCGACGATTGGTTAATGTGTTTAATACTCATAATTTTGACTCCTGTATAAAATGTTAATAAATGTTAATAACTGTTATTTTCTTAATGATTCCATAAGCCCGCAAATAGCGGCGTATATGGTTATAAATGATATTGTGTAAATAGCTAGTGTGAACATTGATGACTCCTTTTAGTTGGCTTATATGTTTATTTAATGTTCTAACGTTAGAACATCTTTGATTTAGGCAATATTCAGGTATTACCGATACGCAGGGGCGGCAACCCCCACGCGGTTTGCATAAAATTTACTTATTCACAATGTGCTATAACTACCAACCGCCCGGCTGATGGTTGTTATATATAAGCTAATTTATTACTTGTCAACTACTTTTTTGTACTTTTTTTAAAAAAAGTACACTTTTTTCAGTAAGTAATTGTTTTTGTGTGATTCTTTTTTTATATTAAACTTATTATAAGATATACGCGCGGGCACGTGCTATATATGCGACGAGGGGGTTAGCCCGTGGGAGAAAAAAACCGGGGACAATGCTTAACAAAGGAATCGGGCGGGGGAATCGGGGACGGGAACGGGGACGGGGGAAGGAATCGGGAAGGGGTACAGGCTTTTTATATGGGAGAATAAAAAGGTGACGGAGAACAGGCTCAGATTTTAACTCCCCGTCCAAAACCATTTCCACCTAACACAACCTACCAACTTGCCTATCACTCAACGCGAACGCGAACGCGAACGCAGTCACTTTCGTGTTCGCGGTCACTTTTGTGAACGTAGCCACAGTTCTCAGCAAGGGGAACGACCACGAACACGAACGCAAACTTGACAAGAATCTTAACCAGAACTAGAATCTTAACAGGAGAGTTGACCAGAACAGGGAGGGGAGAAACCAATGATTAACCGTGAACGTGATTGCAAACAAAATCTTAAACACGATTGCAAACAAAACCTCAACCAAAATCAAAAATGCAAGCAGATAACCTATACCAAAAACTCAACTAAACAGAAAGAGGAGCGTGCTTTCTTCAAGAATCGTGTTAAGAAAGCATTTCTTCACTGGTTATATTACAAGGGGCTCATTCCGTGGAAAGAGCTCCCTTCTTTTTTAGATGTTCACCACAAGCATCCGCTAGGCGGTGGCGGCAGCAATGAATTTACCAACTTGGTAATAATGGTCAGGCGAGACCATGAGAAAATGAACAGGGAAATAATAGAGCCGCAGTTGCGTGGCATTCGGGAGGGTGAAACCAGAGAAATAACGGTTCCTTGGTGGAACTCTGAGAAGGAAGAATTTATTGATTGGGAAGGCATATACCGGTATTTGGAAGAGCTCGAACGCTCTCGACGTATGCGTTCCTCCGGTCGCGGAGGTAGATGATGGCTACATATATGATTGTGTATGCGACCATATATGCAAAAAATTTGCACATATCAGCGGGAAAAGAGGTCATTCAATACACTTTTTTGCAATAAATTACTAAAAAAGAGGCTTTTTTGCGGTTTTTAGCATTTATTTGCAAAAAAGTGTAAGAAAAAGGCCATTCTGTGTGAAAAAATCACACAGAATGGCCTTTTTTGACCAATTTTGACCGATTTTGGTTCATCTCGGCGTATTTATGAAAAGATTCCTCTATCTCGATACTTTTTTACCCGTTTCCGGTCCTGAATCTCGGCTCGTTTGCGTAGCCTTTTGGCTCTCTTATAAGTTTCTGCGTCGACTTTTTTACCCTCAAGAACATATACGATAGCTTTCTCTGCCTTGCCTAGGGGCTCCGTTGCTTGTTCTTCCGGCAAACTTATAGGTCGCTCTGCAAGCGGGCACCCGTCGTCTTGTCCATTGTGAGTCCATTCACCATCAAGCCATCGACTTGAAAGCCCATAAAGTTGCCTAATTCGGTCAGCCTCCGTAAGAAGCCTCTCAACCCCACAGGCCTTGCACGGATAGTCGCACAGCAAAAGCTCGTGTATTTTTCGTACAGAGAATTTACCAATACTGAGCCGCTCCCGGTTTCCGTCCTCCTCGGTCCCTCCTCCGAGGTCAGGTAGAAAAAAACTGAGTCATTCTCACTGGCCATCTCCCTGATTATCTGTTGATGGCTGCTTGGTAAAGTAAAATCTCTTTGCTCTACCAATTCTCTAACGCAGGAGATAACCCATGCGGCAATGCCCTCTCTCTCCTCAGCGACTATTGTTTCACCAATGTTGCGGACTTTATCTTTCTTTTTAACCGCATGGTTGAATGTAAGAATGAGCCATCGTCTATTGAACCCTTCCGACACGTCCTTTGTCTTTGGCAGGTAATTACTGGCAAACCAATGCGTCGCCATCGGCGTAAAGGAAAATATCGGTCTTCCTTTGTACTGGCCGTCTAAGGTACTTCCGTCAATAATTGACTTAAAACTTGCTCCCGGAATCGGTTGCGATTCGTTTAACTCGCCACAAATGTTTAAAAGGGATTTGGATAATTCCGTTACTTCGAATTTATCTTCAAACTTGTAGGGAGTTACATACGAAATAACCTCCTTAGGCAGTAAGTGTTTAACTATTTCCAATAATTGAGATTTACCCGATCCTGCAATACCATAGAGAAGAATGGCTCTGGCAAATGAGGGCCCCATTCCGAAGAAGGTTGCACACATCGCTTCCTGAAGAGCTCTCTTTCTCGCTTCAAAATCCAGTTCCATACCCCAAATTGATTCCAGAAACTTATCAAATCTAGGATGATGGTCAACAAGTTCAGGTACATATCTGAAGGGCAGCGTATAGGTACACCCGAAGGAAGGGTCGTGAGGAAAGGTCATTCCGTCACTGCTTACGAAACAGTTTGCGAAATTGACACCCTGTATTTTTCTACTATTCAGGTCAGTTTGAGGGACAATTGACTTTAATACTTTCAAAACCCCGGCATGGTCGTGAGCCTTTCTTGCAGCAGGAAGATTCCCGTAATTGTTAGCTACTAAACAAAGTATTTCCTGTTCAGACAATACTTCCCAGTTGGAGCCCTTATACTGCCAGAATTTATCATTCCAGAAGTGAACTTCTCCTATTCTCTTCAGGTCTTCCAGCACGGCTCTAGCTATTTCCGTGTGGTCAATTCCCTCCAGTTCTCCCCGTCGCAGTTCCTGTAGACGTTTCTTTAGGCTCGGAACCTGAATAGTTTTACTGTTAGTTTGTTTTATGTAGGTGAAGACCGTATCTATTTCTAAGGACGTTAAATGCGGAGAACGACTGATTCTGCGTAGAACATATTCTATGGCCGAAATCCTTTGAATAGCCCCTTCATCTTCGTATTTTTCAAACTCGGTCTTGAGATAATCTTTCAGTTGTTCTACTGACCATTCGTTATGTTCGGCATCGAATTTAAGACCCCAGCTTTCTTTCTGTTCCTCGGTAAGTCCGGTATCCCATCCGAGAGGAAGCGGTTTATTTTTCGGGCCTACAACATCTTGAATCAGGAATTGAATGAGATTGCGGACACCTTTCTCGATGTCAATGTCGTCTCCGGCCACATTCTCAACGCAGCAGGTTTTCCATACATACATACGGTCTATTGCTTCTAGCAGCGATAACTCTCCTCTGGTTACTGCATTTGCATAGAAGCCTGCCATCGTGGTCATCTTTACGTCACGGCTTCCCTGAGAAACGTAATCCGTAGTTCTGGTCCAGCCTGCGTGAGACAGCGTAATTCCGTAATCTTGGAAAGCGTTCCTTAACATGGATTCGAGGTTTTCCGGAAGAGGTTTCAGATAAGGTATAACCTCTGTAATCGGTTGATTACAAACGTACGGCTTCTGTGTTTTGGGATGTATTGACGGTGGTAGAACCACTTGGTTGCCGGAAGATAGACATTCACAAATCATGTGACCGTCTACGTCTTTAATTTTAAACGGTTTCTCTCCTTTATATTTATAAAGGAGAACTTTTCCCTTTTGTCCGACACGTTCCCAAGGAGAATATCCACAGATTTCATTGATTATATTAATAAGTGTCTTATTCTCGGTATCAATATCAATGGCAACACACCCCGACTGCGGTCCTAACGGCAATCCTATGTTACTGTCCGGGAAATTGTTTAGCCAGTGGTCTTGTTCCTGAGGAAGCGGCATCTTGTCCTTATAAGAGGTCCAGTTTATCGGAATCGGTTCCTTGCCGCGAGGGCGTAACGGTATTACCGGAAGTCCTTTTTGCCAAAGAAGCGGGGCATTATTCTTGAAAAGGTCCTTATTCGGGAAAAGAGTTATGTTTTGGGAGATTTTTTCTTTCTCTTCTGCTAAGTCCTTGGCTAGTTTTAAAGTATTACCTGTCATAATCTATATTTCCCCTCTTCAATAACCTTCGTTGTACCTAGTCCTGTTCCTGATTCTGTACCTAATTCTTCTCTACTTTCCGATTCTGCGAGTTCTCTTAAGAACATTTCTCTTTGTTCAGGAAGAACCTTTTTTAGAATCTTCAAGACTTTGGATTCAAATTCCCGCATTTGATTCAGATTTGTTGCTCTCTCCGCCAACGTAAGCAGCTTCTCCAGCTGGGTGGTTGCCGTTCTTTGGATAGAAGCTTTGTCTTTATCGTCTATTTCGTTGGATTTAAGTAATTCTTTAGTTTGCCAGTACAGATTAATTATTTCTGTCTTCAGGTCTAAGTTTGTCATGGTAGGAAGGTCTGCCTTTGACGAACTTTCTCCGGTGTTAATACTAACCGGCGGGAAAATAAGGTTGAGAGACTTTTTGATAGGTTCTGAATATGGAGATTCGGCTACATACTTAGGGTTTTTTTTAATCTCTAATCCTATAGAATAAATCTTAAAAACGGTCTCATAATTTATATCAGGATATTTATTGTTTTGAGCCATGGGTCGATTCTCCGTTTAAAATTAAAGGTTCTGAAGAAGTATGGTTTTTAAAAAGTTCTACATCTGTAAGTAGAAAATATACCTTTCCTCCTAAAGTTCTTCGGGGAACTAATGAACCCTTCTTTATATAGCGGTAAATGGTTTGGTAAGAAACACCGACCCTTTTGGCAAAGCTTTCAATGCTTATGCGTTTATCTCTATCAGTAACTTCCATAATCCCTCCCTAAATGTTATGGTATGTTAGGTTGTGTAAAGTGGTGGTAGTCTACGATATATTTTTGTAAATGTCAAGCAAAAAACCTCAGTTTATTCAACTGAGGTTTCGGTGGAACTAATTAAGAAAAATAATATGTAGGTGTTTAATGATTCATGCGTCAAACTGTTATTAACTGACTAGCTATTCTTGGATTCGATTATCTTATATCTTATATAAAATACTTTGTCAATAGAAAAGTTGACTATTTTAAAAAATAGGTTTAGGCTGTGCTAAAACGGAGGTAAAATGAAATACGTCTTCTCAAATAATCCTTATCTTCAAGCCTTAGCAGAAAAGGTCATAAGACAAAAGACCGATTCTGATATGGCCGAATGGGTTTGTAATAACACAACCTTAGCCGGGGGACCGTTTTCTTTGAAGAATAGAGGTTATCAGAGAGCCGTATTGGCTGATATGCACCCTAACCTTTGTTGTAAGAAGTTATCCCAAATCGGAATGACTGAATGTCAGATTCGTAAAGCCCTCGGTTTTATGGTAATGAACCCCGGAACCCGCGTTCTTTATACTTTTCCGACTAAGATATTGAAAGATAATAACAGTGCTCCTCGTATTCGCCCTATTTTTGATACGGACTTTCCGGGACAAGGTGATATAAGAAATAATAATATTCTTCAGATAGGTTCATCTTTCTTATATATTTCCGGTGGTTCCGAATCCGATGTTACATCTACGCCGGTAGATATGATTTTAAATGACGAAATTGATTTGGGAACATCAGAATTTTATGCCTTGGCTAATTCCAGACTTCAAGCGTCCGTCTATCAAATTAAACAAAGCTTTTCCACCCCTACCTTTGAAAATTTCGGTATCTCAGCTGATTATAATTCTTCCGACCAACGGGAATATTTTGTGAAATGCCCGCATTGTAACGAATGGCAGGTACCTCTTTATGACCTAGAATCCGTATATATTCCTAAGTTACCAAAGTTTATCCAAAGACTTACAGATATAAAAGAGGACGTAGCCGTAGGATTAGATTACGACAATTCTTGCGTCGTATGCAAAAAGTGTCGGCATCCGCTTGATTTATCTGATGACGCTATTCGAGAATGGGTTCCCACCTATCCGTCCAGAGAACATCACAGAGGATACCAGATTCGTCCATTTAGTACCAATTTGTTGTCTATTAAATATTTGGTAATGACAATGGCCGATTGTATAAAAAGAGGTCAAATCCGCCGCGGATATAATACGGTTCTTGGAGAAGAATATAAAGAGGGAGACGCTCGTATTGACGTTAAGGCGATTAAGAAATGCTTTAAATCGCAGGTAGTTCCGGAAGTTTCGCCGGATAAACCTGTATATATAGGTATAGATGAAGGCCTAACCTGCCATATAGTCCTTTATACAGATGGGGCGGCCTTCGCCTTTATTAGGGTTATTTACGACCAACTATTGAGTAAAGTAAAGGAATTGGATAAGAAGTACAATATTGTTGCCGGAGCTATCGACCGTTATCCTTATACTCCTTTATCAAATGATATTAGAGATATGACTGAGGGCCGTATCCAGCCAGTAGTTTACGGAGGCCAGAAGATTGCCGAGCCTAAACACGAACAAGATAAAGCGGTATCTTTCTATATGTGCAACCGTACCCACGCCCTTGATGCAGTTAAGTCTAAGATAGTGAACGGAGAGATTGATTTTTACGGTTATTATGACCAAGAAGAATTAATCACCGAGCATTTACAAGACATGGCCAGAGAAGACGTTCCCGGAAAACAACCTGAGTGGGTAAAGTTGAACGGGAATGACCACTATTTTCATGCGCTTGGATATGCTCTTTTAGCCAAACAGATAAAATATGTAGCCGGTCTCGGTCTAAAAAATGAAGACAGAACAATAATTAGCTTGACAGGTCCAGAAGAAAATTATAAAAATAAGGATAAGATGAAGGATAGGTCTAACCTGTGTGGCTATATGAGTGGCTATTCAACTAACAGGTTATTGTATTAGGGAAGATTATGGCAGGAATCAGTTCATTATTTGAGTTTATACTTCCAACTAAAAAGGCAAAGACTGACGGTAATGCTTATACTGATACTTACCGCCCCGGCGGAAGTGCCAGCACTTTAACTGCTCCCGATTATATGGAGCATATTGAAGACCTTTATGATACAAGGGTTAGTGAAGATTCAAACGAACTTTTACAAAACCTCTTTCGGCAAGACCCTGATTGCTCCGCAGCGGTAAATGCTTTTTTAACTGTATCTGATACAAAAATGGTCTATTATGCAGTTGACGCTGAGGGAGAAATAAGTCAAGAAGGAACTAAGACCCTTGAATATCTTATTAATAGGATTACTTTTAGAAACGACTACACGTTAAATTATCAAATGAAGCCTTCTCTTAGTTCTTTAAGAGAAGAGTTAAAGTATATGTGTCTTTTAAGAGGAGCTGTTGGAGCCGAGTTGGTATTTGATAAAACATTGCTCCCAAAAGAAATCAGAAATGTTGATATGCATTTTGTTGAATGGACGGAAAATAAGAACGGGGAATATAAACCGATTCAGAAGACTGATGAATCAGGTGAAGAAGTGAGCCTTGATATTCCTACGTTCTTCACAGCCTTTTTCCGTAGAGACCCGACAAGTCCTTATACATATTCCTTTTTTGTAAGTGCTATAAACGTTATCGCCGCCAGACAACAGGTAATTAATGACCTGTATCGGATTATGAATATAACAGGCTTTCCACGCATTGATTTAACGGTGATGGAAGAAATTATAAAAAACAATATGCCCGCTGAAATTAAGGCTAACCCAGATAAGTATAGAGAATATGTAAATAGCACCGTTAATACTATTGCTAATTCTTTTGCCAGTATTAAGCCTCAATATCCTATTGCCCACACTGACGCTGTTCAAGCTAAGATGCTGAATGAAAAAGGTCCGGGAAGTTCTTTACAGATTGCAGAAGTAATTGATACACTGAATGCCCAGAACCAAGCCGCAATGAAGGTCGTAAGTGCCGTACTCGGCCGCGGTTCTTCAGGTGTAAATACAGCATCTGTCGAGGCTAAAGTTTTTGCAGACAACGCAGCAGCTTTAAATAAACCGATTGACCATCTTCTTGAAGAAATATTTACACTGGCTTTGCGTATGTCCGGTTTTGATGGAAAGGCTGTTATGTATTCAAAGGGAGTTGACCTTAGACCAGAACTTGAATTGGAAAATCAACTGACAATGAGACAGGCTCGTTTACTGGAACAGCTCTCTCTTGGTATTATAACCGACCTTGATTTTCACCTTTTAATGAATGACCGAGTTCCGACCGGACAAATTACTCAGTTATCAGGAACTAATTTCCAGTCTAATAAAATGAATACAACGGATACCACTTCAAACACTGACCCTCTTGGAAGGAGTTTAACAGCTGAAGGTGGAGATATGGCAAAGTCAAACAGTAACAAAACAACTAAGGACCAGCAGAAAGGGAAAGACTTAAATTGATAGTTTAAAAAAAACTATTGAATTAATTATTTAAAATGTTATCTTTATGACAAAAGGGTAAAATTATGGCTAAGAGAGTAACTTTAACAGAAAAAATGAGACAAGAGGTAATGGCCCGTTGTGGGACAGATGTTGACCTCAATAAAATTGTCTTTTATCAGGCTAGAGGTATTTCTACAGAACCTATCCATCAAGGGACCTTATATGATAAGGGTATCTTAGAAAGACAGGCTCTTGTCGATATGTTAAATCTGGTAAATGACCCCCTTAATACTGTTACTCTACAGACAATGCACAATCAAGAGGTTTTGCCAACAGGAAGAGTTTTCTATGCAGAATTAGTAGATGAACAGAATACAGGACATTCTGCTCTTTATACACTCTTCGGTGTTAGTACAAATCATCCCGAAATTATATCTGATGTAGATAATGGTATAATCGACGAAGTTTCTTACAGCTTTATGCCGAAGAAAATTCTATGTAATAAATGTAATAAAGACTTCTTAGATGATGACGTAAACTTTCTTGATTTCCTTTACGGAACCTGTCCCGAATGCGGAGCAGTTATGGGCAAAGATGACGCTCATGTAATAGTCCCGGGAGTGGAATCAGTTAGAGAATTGTCTTTGGTAACTAGGGGAGCTGCTAAACACGCAAAAATCCTTGATAGTATGTACCAGATGGCAATGTCAGATAAAAACTCACCAGTTATTACTCTGACAAAGAAGGGGGTTAAAAAAGACCTCTGCGTATTTAATTTGTGTTCAACAATTTACAACAAGGAAGTAGAAATGAACCCAGAAGAGTTAAAAGCTGCCATTTTGGCGGCCACTGAGCCTCTGTCAAATGAGGTGAAGGACATGAAGGTTTCCTTGGCTTCCCTAGGACAAGAGAAGGCGGCTCTCGAGACAGCTAAAAATGAAGCTGAGAACGCTAAAGCTGCTTTGGAAGAAGAGAAAGCTTCCTTGTCTGAAGAGAAGGCCAGATTAGAAACCGAATTGGCTGATTCAAAGAAAGAAATTGAACGCCTGAAAGGTGTTGAAGCTTCTTTTGATGAAGAGATTAAAAAGGTATTGGTTGCGGCCGGTTTATCCGACACTATTCCGGAAGACACTGAAGGTAAGGCTGAACTTTTGAAAAAAGCTCATCTTACGTTAGCAAATATTCCGGTTAATGGCGTTTCTGCCGGAGCCGATAGAGGTATTAACAATAACGAGAGTGGTGTTGACTTCTCGGTATATAAAGTTCGTTAAGGAGAATTATAATGGCTTATCAGGGCGTTACATTAAAAAATACTGTACCTGCCAATGACCTTACGTTTATTCTGGCTGATGGCATTAAAGAAGAGCACGTTGGTTTGGCTGTTGTACAGGATAGCACGGCCTCTAATACGGTTAAACTTGCCGGAGACGGAGACCTGATTTTTGGTCGTTTGGAAAATGTCGAAGACCGCAAGGTTGAAGACATTAAAGTCGGTGCAGTAAAAATTATCGGTGGTATGGCTTTTAAAAAGTCAGAGGCAGCTGTTGCAGTTGGTGATAAAGTTGTCGGTGCCGGAAATGGTTTGGTCAAAAAGGACGCAGATTCCACTTCTGACCTTGCTGTATGGGAAGTAAACGGCGATGAAGTAATCGTCGTAAAGACACACTAAGGAGAATAACAGATGAAAAGTATTTTGGCATTAAAAGAAAATGCAAAATCGTTGAAAGAACTTCTGGGGGGATTGAAGTCTGAAAAGCGTGTTGATTCCCAGAACGCCGGTATCGAATTTGCAGAAAAAGCAAAAGAATATGGTTTGGCACTTGATGATTATTTGCGTTTCGCAGTTGACCTTGATGCTGACGAAGAAGGTAAAAAATATAAAGCAGCTGGATTGGATGGTTACGAAGCCGCGCTGGCTTATTTGGGCCTGCCGGTAAGAGAAGACTATTCAAAGAAGATTTCATTGGCTGCTACCGGTGAAACCTTCCAGTCCTATCCGGGTACCAGAGTTCTGTTTCCGCAGGTAGTTGACAGTGTTCTGCGTTTTTCTACCAATCAGGACTATCTCGAAAGTGTATCTGCTCTCGTAGGTAATTCTCGTACTATTACTGGTACTGAGATGGTTTCAATCGTCGCTGAATCTGATAAGGACGCAGAAGGTACCTTCTATGTAGCTCAGGGTGCTGACATTCCTTTGAGAACGATTAAGACCTCTGAACAGATGGTTTCTATGTATAAGCATGGTTCCGGTTACGAGTTCACTTATGAGTTTGAACGTCGTGCCGCAATTGACATCCTGATTCCGTATGTTGCTCGTATTAATCGTCAGTTGGAACTGTCTAAAGTTGCTTTGGCTACGACTATTCTGATTAACGGTGACGGTGTACATCCGGCTGCTCCGATTGTTAAACAGTCTGATATGTACAAGAAGATAAACGGTGAAGCCGCTCAGGCTCCGACCAACAAGATTGATTATCCGTCTCTGTTGAGTTGGTTAGTCGACCGGGCTGGTAATGGTGCACACGCTCCGATTGACACCATAGCTGGTAACTATGATATGTACCTGCAATGGATGCTGATGTTTACACCTACTCTGTCTGGTATTTCTCAGCCTGAAGCTATGGCTAAGGTTGGTGGTCCGGTTGTTACGGCAAATATTCCGGGTATGTTCTCTCCGATTAAATTTGCTCTGTCTTCTACCGTCCCGGCTGGTAAACTGATTGGCTTTACCAAGGCTGAAACGTTAGAGGAACTGATTGAAGCCGGGTCACAGATTTCTGAATCTGAAAAGGCTATTAGAAATCAGAAAACAACCTATGTTAAATCAGAAGTTACTGGATACCGTTTGGTCTTCGGTGATACTCGTTCTATCTATGATACTAAACAGTAGTGTGGGGGGAAGGAGGTCTTCTTCGGAAGACCTCCAGATTAAAGAAAGGAGACTTAAATGTCAGAAAATTACAAAAGAAAAGCTTTAATTAAACTTAAAGAAGGTTCTTTTCTCGATTTGTTGTGTGAACAACAGTATATTATGAGTGGAAAGCCTTATGTGGCCATTGTTTCTACAGCCATTAATAGCCTTATTTCCAGAGGAAAAGCTGAATGGTTGGGAGAACTGGACGAGAGCGCAAGTCAGGAAGAGTTTGAAAAAATCTGGAAGAAGAGTGAAGAAAATCAGGAAAAGGCTGTGGCTGCTTTCATGAAATCTTTTGGCAAAAATAGAAAGATTGAATCTACTCCGACTGGTAACACAAATTCTTCTAGCCGTGGAAATTCTAACCAGCAGTAATAAGGTATCCGTTCATGGACTATGTATTTAAAGATGAAGATTTAACGATGCCTGTTGACATTACAGTCAATGGTAATTTCGTGTATCCTGATGATAATAAATACACATATAAGATAAGGTCCATGGACGGAACCATATTATTTTCCAGCGAAGAGCAGGAAGTCGTTCCAGAGGAGCCGGAAGATTCCGTAGAACCTATAGAACCTGTTTCAGAAAATAGTCAAGATACTGAAACAGGAGAAATAATTCCTACGGATAGGATTATAATAGTTATCCCTAAAGAATATAACACCTTAGAGGAAGGAAAACTTTTTAAAAGTCAGATTGTGGAAGTAAGTTTCTTATATCAGAAGAAGCCTTATACGATTAAGAAAGCATATAGAATCACGTCCTTTTTCTATTTTAGTGCTTCTCCTCAAGATGTTAGAAACTATTATGGTCTAAATAACGGGGAGCTTCCCGACGAGGACATTGACCTTAATGAAATTTATCTTCAGTTAGTACAAAAGCACGGAAACACTTTTATTAATTGTTTAAAGTCTGATGGTGTAGGTAATATCCGTGCTAACAGGCTTATTACTTTAAAAGGAGTAGTTCAAGTATTTCCGTCAGTAAGACTGCGTGTTAATCAAGAAGAAAACGATGGTTCTTCTAAGTTTACGCGTTACCTTAATAAGATTGATTGGGATAGTTTCCTCGACGACGTTCAGGCTGAGATAGAGGAGCTGGAAAACAATCTAACTGGGGAAGAAACAATTACCTATACAAGTTATACTCCGTTTGTTGTTGGTGCAGTAACAGACGCAATTACCGGAGAAAGCTAATGGGTGATTTACATAGGGTAGGCCGGTCGATTAGGCATTTATTCGTAAAAGAAGACGGTAAACGGTTTTGGGGACAGCTTTTGAAACCGCCGATGAGCCAGACAAGAAGTTCTTCCTTTTTTAATGCTCGTCGTATTTTAAAAGTAGACAAATTTCAAAATATAAAAAATGGAGAAATATTCCAGTTGGCCGAGGGCGACTGGGCACTTACTTTCGATAATACCGAAGGGTACTATCGGGATTTGATTTATTTAACCTATGGGGTAATTATTCTTGACACAGAATTATCTTGGAAGAGAAGAATTTCTGAAATCGACCCGGCTACAAAATTGGAAAAAACCGTAGGTTATAAAGACTTAGGTAAGTTCAAATGTGCAATGGAATTTACAGCCTATACAGACGATTCCTTAAAAATTCCTCAGCCCCGTTACCGTCTGTTATGTAACGCCGAAATCAGACCCGGAGACCTCTTAGACGACCAGATTACTGTACAACACGTTGAACACGTTCAAGGTATAGTAATGGCTTATGTAAGGGGAAAAGTTCTTGGAAAAGCTGACTAAAAAATACGAGTTGTCTGAGCTGGGAAACGTTATCGTTAATTTGGTAGAAAAGATAACGTTAAAACGATTTTCTAGATTAAAGCCAAGGCTTCAGGAAGTAGTTAGGAAAGAATCAGAAAGATATTTTAAGTATTTGGACGAAAAGGTAGTCGGAGTCCATGCTAACCCTTTTCATTTTTACAATAAACAACCTTGGCCAGCTTTAAGTGAAAAGTATGTAAAATATAAGAAGAAAAAGCATCGTAGCAGTGGCTTCTGGTCGAATAAGAAAGTTCTTCACAATTGGCTGCAATCGGCTAGTCCAACAGAAGTATTTGGACAGCCTTATATTGACATAAGAAACTTCAATCCTACTGCTACAGGCTTACAATGGGCTAATATAAGAGTGGAGCCTTTTCCAAGAACAAATATTAATGTTCCGGTTGAAATTTATAATAGACTTTTTGGAAGAAGAAAAGTATTATCAGGAGCAGCAGCTGTTTTAGGAACGTATGTATCTAACAACGATATGCGTCCTATTATTTCTCCGGCGATGAGACAACTTATAAATTATTCTATAAAGAGAAAGGTAACAAGAACTATAAAGGAGGTTTTGCAAAATGGTTGAAGAAGATGTTTATAAAGATACAATAACCTCTGTTATGAGATTCTTACTTGAAAAAATGGAGGATATACGGACGGAGGGCATATCTGAAAATATCGAATTTAAAAACTTAGATGGTCATGCTGAAGACCAAGTTCTTGAAAATATTGATTATATATTGTTCAGAAATTTTTGTGGTAATATAGGAGCCCACCTTTGCGATTATACCTTTGAAGTAGGGGTATCTACGTTCGAAGATGAAAATCTATTTAGACACATTGAGATTATAAACAGGCTTGTGAACCTTTTAGCACCATTAAAACAGATAACCGTTTATTCTCATAGAGATTACTGGTTGAAAAAAGGCACATTAACCTGTACAGAACCTTCAACGGTACAACCTTTTGGTAAGTATAATACTAGGGCCGTCCAGTTTCTTCTGGTAAGTGTTGAATCAACCGAGACAAGGCCCTGACATCGGCTTCTGACCCATAGGATAACCCAAGTTTAATTAAATATATAGCCTCTTTGGTTAGAGACCGTTCTGTAATTTCTGTCCTCTTTCTTAAACAATCATATATGGACCTTGGAAAATAGATTGTAAGACTGACTGTATCTTCCCTCTCGACCATTATCGTCTCCGTAGTTTATTTTAGTTTATTAAAAACTATTGAAACTATAGATTAAATTATTTAAAATGTAAATCGTAAATTAATATAAATCAATTATGAAAGGATAAAACTATGCCGGGTGCAGGTAGTGCAAAAACAGAGAGCTTTAACCTTGGTGCCGCAACTGTTATGATTGGTCCAAAGGCAGACGTTCTCGACTTTACTCCTGAAAAACATGGTATTGGTCTGGTTAAAAACTTTACGTTTTCGTCCAGTGACCAGTATCTTGATTTGACGCAGGGTATTAGAAATACTGTCGTTTATTCCGTAAAGAATGGTTCCGATATTACGGCTTCGATGGAAGTTTATGAATATACTTCGAGAAACCTCGCCTATGCTTTGGGTTTGGAAGGTTTTGAGCTTATTGAAGGAGCCGATTTGGCTTTGAAAGAAAACATCAATGGTGATATGGTTACGACCGAAATTAAAGTATCGGCCTCTTCTGATTCCAGTGCCAGTGATTTCTTGCCGGATGATTATGTAATTATCCAAGGCAATAAGTCTTCCAACGAAGACTTGGTATTTGTTGGTAAACTGGCTGAAGCAACGTTTGACCCGGGTACGGCTCCTCAGGTAGCTGTAAATGGTACGGTTCTTGACTTGATGAGGGCTCTGAAACAGGCTAACGATGGCGTAGCTGTATTGACCATTGAAAAGGGACACATGAAGGTTCTGGCTGGTGCTGAACAGACTGTAACGTGTTCTGAAAAGTTCAAGACAGTCTTCGGTATTACTGAAGGTGAAAGAGGTCCGTTGACGGGTACGGTTGAAGTTTCGGCTAAGGATGTACTGAGTACTCTAGGCTTTGCGAATAATGACGAAGTTACGATTTCTATTGATTCCAATGAAATTGCCGAAGCTTTGATTAAGACCTCTCCGGCAGCTGATTCGTCTGCTTCCTATACGCTGACGTTTGACCGTCCGATTCCGGAAGGGTTCAACTTCTCGGCCGGGGACCGTGTTCACAAAGTAAACCTGATTCCGGTAGGCTCTGCTGAAGACCAGCCGACTTTGGCGGCGAAGATTGTCGGTATTCTTCCGGAAGGCAAGAAACCGGTTACTATCATTATTCCGAAGCTGCGTATTTCTAACGGCTTCAGCCTGTCGTTCCAGACAGACCAGTATGGTAATATGCCGTATGAATTTACGCCGATGGAACAGGTTATGAGTGACCCGCTTTATGCGGAATACGGAGATAAAGGTTTTGCCTTTGTACTCAATTAAACCTTTTGGCTTTTAGTCTCCGTTAAAGCCAGATAGGGTAACTTTATAGTTACCCTATTCTTTTTTGCTCTTGATTTTATTTTTAGATTAGATATTATAAATTCGTGAAAAACAACAAGCATGGAGACTAAAATGGAAGAAGCCAAAGATAAGAAAAATTTATCTGATTCAATCAATATTACCTATAGTGAAGACGGGGTAACTGAAAAAACCAAGACGATTAAAATGTCGATGGGTCTTTTACAAGCTATGTTTTCTAAGTTTGTAGATAAGGACCAGATATTTAATCTGGGAATGGATGCATATCTTCAAAATGCCCTGATTAATGAAGTTATGGATGATAGAGACGAGAACGGAAATCGTAAGAATGTAGAAAAGAACTGGGCTATGTTCTTGTCTTGTGAGGAGGGGGAAAAACTCAGCAACTGGATTTCGGAGCACATCGTTGATTTTTTTACTTTCAAACTGGAGCAGCAGATGAAGAATGTAGAAAAATTAATGCCTGCTCTAAAAGAGGCAGACAAAGTCAACAAGAAGGCGATGAAAGAGGAAAAATCGAATCCTGCCTAAAATGGATAGAAGGGTTAAACTTCGAGGAACTTACCTTTTGGGCTTTTAAGGATTCTTTGTATAATATAAAGTGGCGTTTTTCTCTTAGAGAAATTCGCAGCTATATACAAATAAGAGTGTCAGAAAAACAAACTGATGCGATTACCAACTTTGAAGCAATGGCTAAAGTATTAGCGATTGCTTTTGGGAGTAATAAAAAAGGCAAAGAAACTAAAATCCAGAATGAAAGTCAGCTGAGAATGGCTCTGGAAAAAATGAAAGGGTAAGGGAGAGAATGGCGGACATCGAGAAAGCTGTTGTTGAGACTAAGCTTAAAGTAGATTCTAAGGAATTAAAAAAATCCTTTGACGAGATAGAGACAAGCCTTAAAAATATAGAAGCCTTAAAGAAAAAGGCAGCTAAACAGAACCTGTTCTCAGAAGGTGATATAAAAAGGTCACAGTTAATTGGTAAAGAGATTAAGGAGGCCTTTAATAATTATAACGGCAATCTTTTAAATAAAAGTATGTCGCAAGCCCTTAGTAATATTTCAGGACAAACTAAGGCTTTAAATAGACAGCTCAAAGCTATACAAGCTTTCTATACCGGTCTACCGGCTATGATTAATAAAGCTGAACTGACTGGTAAACGCACTAAGCTAATGTATAGTGGAGCGGATGCTGAAATTTTCCAGCAGGCTAAGACAGCCGCCGCACTGGAAAATATGCAAAAGACAATAAAGTCTTATCAATTATCCCAGCTCGGTATTAGTAACGAAACTCAAAAATATGCTGAACGTTCTCAACAATTAAATCAGTATCTGGGCGTAACCCAGTTAAGGTTAATGGCTAATTATGCGGCTATTAACGCAGTCACAAATGGTCTCAGGTCTGTTCTTAATTATACGGGTCAGTTTAATGAAGAATTAAAGCAGTTGCAGGCTATATCGGCTGTTTCCGACACCGGCTTAAAAGGTTTAAAAGAAACTATTTATGAAGTAGCCAATGCGACCAAATTTAATTCCTTAGAAGTGGCTAAGTCCGCTACAGTATTAGCTCAAGCTGGTTTGAGTGTATCTCAAATTAAAGAGACCCTTCCGGCCATTGCTAAGCTTGCTACAGCAACAGGTACAGACTTAGCTACCTCCACGGATGTTATTACTTCTACACTTAATATTTACAGTCTTCAAGTAACAGAGGCAACTCAGGTAACTAATGCCTTAACAACTGCAATGAATGAATCTAAAGCTGATATTGCCGGATTCCAGACTGCTATTCAGTATGCAGGTAACTTTGCGGCTCAACTGGGTATGTCCTATGAAGAGACAGCCGCTGCGATTGCTGCCGCTACCCAAGCTGGTATTAGGTCTAAATCTATGCTTGGTACTGGCTTAAGAGCAGTATTGACAGAGTTTTTAAAACCTACAGATAAGTTAGTAACTCAACTAGGAAAAGTTGGACTAACTTTAAGTGACATTGATGTTAGAACTAAAGGCTTTACAAACGTATTAAAGACTTTAAAAGATGCTGGTTTTGGAGCTGCTGAGGCTTTTCGAGGAATGGAAAGAAGAGGTGCTGCTTTCTTAGTCGCCTTGATTAACCAAGTTGATTTTATCGGTCAATTAAGAGAGAGAATGGCTGGTAGCACAGCGGCTATGAAGGCTAATGAAACTCAGATGGAAGCTCTTACTAATCAATGGAAGAACTTTAAATCTATCTTAGGAAATATTGCCTATGAAGGGTTAGAGCCTATAATTGAACTTTTGAGTAAATTACTCAAGACTATAAATAGTTTTATGTCTTCAGGATTAGTAGGAATTATAGGTTCAGTTTTATTTGGTACAATAACCGTTGCTGGAACAACCAGCTTTGTTTCTTTGATAATAAAGAGCCTAGGTACTATTTCTAGTTCTATAGTAAAGCTTGGAAAATCTTTGGAAGTTATGCGAAGATACAGTAGAATGCACGGAGTATCAACGGCAGTTACAGGCATCTCCGCTATTTTTACTAAACTTCCTCTGGGACAAGTAACAATGTTTGCAGCTGCCATATCTGCACTCATAACTACTCTTGGTATGGCTGCAAGTGCCTTCGGAGCATTTTCCAGCGAATCAGACAAGGCTAAGGCAAGTCTCGAAGAGTCTTTAGGTAAATTGGATAAAGCTCAGCAAGGTTATAGTACAGTACAGAATATGCTTGACCGTTTTTATGCAAATAGACAGAAACTAGATAACCAAGCAGAAAGAAATATCTTTATTCGTGAGATTACTACAAGGATTCCTGAAGCAAATACTGTAATAAAGAGCGCAACTATATCCGTAGATGATTTAGAAAAAGCTTTGCATAAGTTGAATAATATAAGGTTAGATAAAGTAGTCAATGAAGCTAAAAAAGTAGCTGACGCTACTAAAAAAGCCACCTTAGCTGCTAACAGTGATATATTTTCTAAGATTTTTGGGTCGACACTATTTACTGGAAGACCTACTGAAAAAGGTTATACTGAAGTTTCATCCTTTATAACTCAGCTAGAAAAGCTTCTGCCACAAGGAATTTCATTAAAAAATACAAAGGCTCTGTTAGAACAGCAGCAATCTACGCCTGTTCCAGTAAATAGTTATGGGTCACTTGTAACGTTCGCTGATAGACAGGCAAGACAACTGGCTTCTGTTTTTACTGAAGAATTAGGTGAGGTTGCTAAAAAGTTATATCCGAATGACCCTACCGGCCAGGCTTCTTTTCTTAGAAATACAGCGTCTTTACTTAATGTAAGTGAAGAAATAAAGAAGAGTATAACTAACATAGCCGATGATATAGAAGCTGAAGCTAATCTTATTTCGGCAGCAACCGCTAGAGGTGTTAAAGCTGAATTTAGTGACGAAATCTCTCAGATAATGAAGGACACTCAAAGCTCAATCGCTGATGCTGCCAAGGTTCAAGAAGATGTAAATAACTCTCTAAGGCTTGGAATTGACTTGAGTAAGGAACAAGTTGAGGCCGTAAAAAACAGCAGTTCTAGTCTAGAGGAAATGCAAAAAAGACTAGACAGTCTTAAAAATGTAAAGACCACAGCCGATTTAGCTGCTTTCTTTGGTATAAAAGAATCCGATTTAAAAATTAGACTTAGTAATATGCGGAAGGAAAACCCGGAGCTGAGAAATGTCTCTGATAAGGACCTTGTTACTAGAATAGTTGGACAGATGACTATAGAGTTCTCTGGAGCTATTAGTCGTTTAATTGAAGCTATGACAAGCTTAGAAGATACTATCGCTGCTAATTCTCAACTAGACAGAGCCTCTCGTAATGCCGCATCTGAAACTTCGAGAATAATATCTCAAAGGATTAATTCATTAGGTGGTATTCCTGCTGCTGAATTGGCTAAGGAAGAGAAAGCTATCAAAGACTTAATAGATGAATATAGAAGTTATGCCAGAGCCGCTGCCGGACTTGGTAATTTGGAAGAAGGAGTGGCTCTTACTCCGGAGCAAAAGAAAGCTGAATCTCGTATTAATATGCAAATTGACGTATGGGAAAAGAAATTAACGTCTACGTCTAGTAACTTAATTGCTAAAATTGATACTACCAGTATGCGTATGGATTACTTCTTTAAAATGCTTAAGGCCAATATTGAAGAAGCTGACGCTGCCTATAACAAAGCTATAGCCAATATGAATAAGCAGGTCAATATTCAACAGGGTATAGTTACCGGAGCCGAGAGATATTATGGCTCTGGAAGTGTAATATCTTCCGTAGAACAGCAACGTTTAACTGACCTTCAAGAAGCTAATCTAGCGAAGGAAACAGAGGTTTCAGAACGGCTTTATAAACGATATGAAGAAATCTTAGAGACCTTGAGAAATAACCCAATGTATTCAAATATAAAGGGGGATTATTTCAGTGCCTTAGAAAGGTATCAAAGAGCTCAGTCTTCTGGTAGTGCCGTAGAAATTGAAGCTGCCTATAGAAATCTGAATCGAGTATCTGATACATATAATAAGTTTGCTAAACAGGAAACAGACTTAGAAAAATCTATGTATGACTTGAAGGAGACTATAGACGCAAATAACGCCACTTTGGATTATATTAAAAAACAAGGTGAGATGAGTGGTATGGGACAGATAACCTCGGGATTTAATTATGGTATTCAGTCCTATAGAGATGAGGTAAAAAATCAGGGATTATTAACTTTAGGAGAAACTACTGCCAGTTATACTAAACAAAGTGTAGACGCATTAGACTCTAGTTTGTCTGAAATGTTCTCTAACATTTTGAGCGGTTCAGCAAAAGCCGGAGATGCCTTTAAAAGTTTCGGCCAAACAGTTATAGCTACTTTAAGGGACATTGCTGTTCAAATGGCTGTTAAACAAGGCTTAAATCTTCTCTTTTCTGCATTCGGATTTGGAACCGGGGGGGGAGAAAGTCCTACGAATTTGTTAGCCCAAATCCCCGGGTTTGGTAAAGCCCAAGGCGGTCTAGTAGTTGGTCCTACTCCTAATCGAGATTCTGTTTTAACAAAGCTAATGCCGGGTGAATATGTTCTTAAAAAGTCGGCCGTTGACACCATTGGTAAAGATTATCTGGATAATTTGAATAATAATTCTAATGGAATTATTCAAGGTTCTAAAGAAGAAATGGATTCGTCTTTAGCTGCAACATCGTCTGATTCAAATTCTCCAACACCAAACGGAATAGTAAACGTATATGTTGTCGCTCAAGACCAGCAACAAGGTATGTCTCCAAACGATGTTTTGGTTACAATTTCAAACGATATTCTTAAAGGTGGTCAGACAAAACGATTGATTAAACAGGTAGCAGTCGGAGGTATATAGTGGAAAATTTTGATAATTTTATGATGCATTTAGTAAAGGCTGAATATCAACCTAACGGTTTTTCGGTAAACTTTGGTGGCGGATATTCTTTTGATACAGATGGTGGTTATCCTCCTCTTAAAAAGTTTACATTGACTTTCAAAGGATATAGATACTACACTAAAATTGTAAATGGTGTCGAAGTTGTTGACCATGAAAAAAATAAGGATAAGAATAATATGGCTGCTTTGGAAGATTTTTATTTGCGCCATTTAACTTATAAAAATTTTGAATATAACAGCCCTATTTATGGAAAAGTTATAGTCAGATTTTCTGAACCTTTAAGTATTCCTGAGGGATATGAAAGTGGTCATGGAGTATTGAAGGATTTTAACGTTATATTGAAGGAAGTATTTGCATGACTCTACTTATTCCTGAAGAACATAAAGAAGAAAATCTTAAACTTTCAGCAGATGCATACGTTGACCTGTTCCACATCCAACTTCGTAATGGCTCTAATTTTTTTATTAAAGCTGGAGACCCTGTTTTTTGGAACGGGAATGATTGGGAGAGTCTACCTATTTCTCTTAGCGGTTATGATATAAAGTCCGATTCAGAGGTGTCTCGGCCAAAGCTTCAAGTTGTTAATCCAGAAGGAGTTTTTTCAAAGATTATTCTTGACGGAGACTTAGATAAAGCTTTTTGTTATCGTTACCGGGTTCTTCGCCGAGATATTGACCAAAACCGTCCGGTTTATCAAATGCTGATGTGGATTATTTGGACTGCAACTTCTATCAATAAGCACTATGTTGAGTTTGAACTGCGTAATCCTATGGACGGTAATAATTTTTATATTCCGGCGAGGCAGTATCTCCCTCCGGAGTTTCCAGCTGTAACATTTAGGTAGGAGAATTTAAATGCCTATTATAAAATATCCGACCGAAGAAGTTTTTAGACAGTATGTAGGAATAGATTTTAACCATGGAAGTACAGATTGCTACGGGCTTATTCGTAGAGTATATTCAGAAGTATTTGGAATTATACTTACTGATTATGCCCGTCCTGATGATTGGTGGAACCATAGTGACGAATATAATCTCTACATGGACAATTATGAAAGCGAAGGATTTAGAATCGTAGATTCTGACCTTATTCGTAATTGGGAAGTTGGGGATATTATTTTAATGGCTATTCAATCTACTGTTCCCTGTCATGCCGGTATCTATATTGGGGAAGGTAAGATATTACATCATTTTTACGGGCGTAAATCTTCTATTGAAAATTATTGTAGAATATGGAAGAATACCACTACAGGAGTAATTAGGCATAAAGATTTAAAGATTGATAGGCCTATGGAAAAAATGGAGTTGTCAGAAGATGCTAGAATCAAGTCTTTTATGTTATTACAGCAAGAACGGTCCAGAACGCGGGGGGATAATAACTAACAGAGGTCCGCAAGAATGTGAAAATGTTTGCGAAAATCCCTATGGGGGTTTCGAAATGAGCTTTGAGGACCAAGACAAGTTGGATTCACCCGATGTTGTTGGAACATTTCATACTCATCCGGGGGCTTCAGCCAACCTTAGCTTTGAGGACTATGAATCTTTTATGGGTTATCCTAAATTAACTCACTACATTATTGGCCAAGATGGTATTCGCTCCTACAAAGTTATAAATGGAGCATTAGTTAATGAAGGTTAAGATTTTTCTACATGGTCATTTACGAGATAAAATTGGAAAAGATTATCTTGAAGAAGATGTAAAAACAGCCAGAGAGGCTTTAAGTAGACTGGACTTTTGTTTATCTAAACTAGGAAGACCTCCGCTTTCCTTAGGTAGGTGGAAAGTGGTTGTTAAACATTATGAAACTAAAGAGAAACTATTTGGAAGTCTTAGGCATAATATTATTCATGTTTATCCAAGATTTTGCACAGCCAAGAACGTATTTTCTGCTATTGGTAATACTATCGTTGCAGCTGTGAAAACCTATGCAGGAATAGTTACAGGTCGTATTATATGGGATAATAAAGGTTTTATGAAAGACCTTACTCGATTAATGGGGGGAGTAACTGAATTATTTGGGTTAAGCCCGGAAATGAATACGTCTGAAGAAATAGAGAATAATTCTAAGTATCTGGGAACTATTGGCAATACAGTTGTCGCCGGAACCCGAATCCCATTTGGGTATGGCCTATATAAAGTTTCTGGACATTTTATTTCTTATAATGTATCATCTACAACCATAAGGGTATTAAGCAAGGAGTAGCTATGAAAGTAAAGGTTTATTTTCACGGGCATTTACGGGATAAAATAAAAAAAGAATTTATTACTTTAGAAGCTGAAACTGCCTATGATGCTCTTAAAGCTATTGCCGTAAAGTATCAGAAAGACTTGAAAGCTCCGCTCGATATTGGAAGATGGAAGATAAGAATAAAAGGATATGATTCTAAAGAATCTTGGTTTGTTCCTTTATATACTTCAGAACTACATATATATCCTTTATTTAAGGCTGCTAAATCTAACTGGGCTATGGTTGCCGTCGGTGCTGCCTTGATGGTTGTCGCCCCTTATCTAGCAGGTGCCACAGCTTTTGGACTAGGAACAGCTTTTATGGGGACTACTGTCGGAGGTGCTTTAGGTTCTTTTGCTTTAACAACAGGTATCGCTTTAGTTTTATCCGGCGTAATGAACCTATTGTTTCCTACTCCGACTTTAAACACTTCTGAAGAAGCTTCGACAAATTCGAAATATCTAAATGGTTCTAACGCAAATACGGTCGCTGCCGGAACCAGAATCCCGTTCGGATATGGCCTATTTAAAGTAGCCGGTCATTTTATATCTTATAATATTTCGTCAACAACAATAAAGGTTATAAGCAGCAAGGAGTCCAGCTGATGATAGGTGCCTTAATAAGAGACAGACTTATTTATGAAAAATCTAAGCTTGAGGCTCAGAAGGCAGAAGAAGCTAAAAAAGCAGCTCGTACCATTAATCTTGACGATACAATCGACCAAGCTGAAATTGTTCTTGGCCTTTGTGAAGGAGAGATTGAGGGGTTGGAAAATGGAGCAAAAAGTTTTTATGTCAGTGATACTCCTCTTCAATCAGCCGGTGGGGATGACAACTTTGAAGAAGTGGCTCTTGAACTATTTCCCGGTTCTGGAGCTAATGAAGAACTCTATTATTTCCTCGGTGGCGCAACAAGAAGTACAAGTGTAGGCGTAGAATTATCTCACGATGTTCCTGTAGTCAGACAAACTCAAACAGGAGAACTTGACTTTATAGAGATTCGTTTGGTTGTATCAGCATTAATGTTTCAAGGTAAAAAAGGACCGGGAGCAAGCAGTGTTGAAATAAAGGTTGAATACAGAGCTATATCTGATGAAAAATGGTCCAATATTACTGGGGAAGATTTACCGATTATTTTTACTGGTAAAATATCTGGTAATGTGGTTCAAGAATTTAGGATTGAAGTAGAACGAAAAAATGAGCCTTATGAAATTAGAATAACTAAAATGTCTCAAGACGGTAATAATTCTACAACTTTTAATACCGTTAGCTGGGAATCGTTTCAAGAAGGATTTGTTACTCCTAGAGAATACCCTTATACGGCTTTAGCTCATATTCACCTACAATATTCTAATCAATTAACAAGTGTTCCGTCATTTTATGGTATTTATAAATTAATCCGTATTCGTGTTCCTTCTAATTACAATCCCGAGACAAGGGAATACACTGGTGAATGGGATGGTACATTTAAAATTGCTTGGTCAGATAATCCGGCTTGGTGTCTGTATGATTTTGTAATGAATGACCGTTATGGCGTAAATGCTTATTCTACGGTTACGTTGGATAAATGGGATTGCTATGAAGCAGGTCAATGGTGCGATGAGTTAGTAAACGATGGTCGTGGAGGAAAACAGCCCCGTTATACCTGTAATCTTCTTCAAACCGAAGCCACGAATGGCCGAGAATTTGCCGTTTATTTGGCAAGTTTATTTAATGCTGTTCTGGTTGAGGAATCTGTCGGATACCTTCGCCTGTTTGTAGAAAAGGACGCTGACGCAGTCTTCTTATTTACGCCGGAAAATATAACCGAAGATGGTTTCTCGTATAGTTTTACTTCTCCGGAAAACAGATATAATGACATTAAAGTTTCATTTACTAATCCGGAAATGAACTGGGAATCGGATACCAGAAGAATCTATAACCAAGATGACATTGATAAGAATGGGCGCGTTACTTATGATTTCGCTGCTGTTGGATGTATCCGTGAAGGCGAAGCTATGCGACGTGCCTATTATAAATTAATTACCTCTCTTACTGAAAAGATTACTGTTACTTTTTCTACAAACAGACAGGCTCAATGCTTATCTAATTTTGATATTATCTTGATAGCTGACCCCGTATTGGGTTTCTCTATACCGGGAAGAATAAAAAGATTGAGTGAAGATAGAAAGACAGTTTATCTTAGAGACAGCGTTTACCTTGAAGCAGGTATCGGATATAAGATAACCTTTAATCTTCCGGACGGGTTATATGAGACCGAAATTAACCCTGTTTCCGGTTCCGGTAGTTTGTATGAATTTACAGTTACAGATGCTCTCCCGGACAATCTTCCGGAATTAGCTACTTTCACAATCCATGGTTCTGATAAAACTGGTACTCCTAAACCTTTCCGAATTGTTTCCATATCCGAGGGAGACAATGCCGACGTTTATACAATAACGGCCTTGGAATTGAATCGTAATAAATGGGAAGCAGCTGACAATATGGAATTTGAAGGAATGGGAGATTATTCAGGTCTTCCTTCTATATCAGAGATTCCGCATATATTAGACGCTTCTTTTTATCTTAACTATAATAAGGTTAATAACGAAACCGAATTATATATCACTGCTACATTTGACCCTACATATCCTTATTATTCCGGTGGCCTTGTTGTATATAGTAAAACGTCGGGAGATGAGGCATGGATAAAGAGAGAAGTTGTAAATAACAACATTATTATCGACCATCCGGCAGGGGTTTACCAGTTTGTTATTTTACCGTTATCCACAACGGGGATAACGCCGTCTTTTGAGACAGCTCCTATATTTACATACGAGGTCGAGGACGTGTTCGATTATCCGTCCAACGTTAAAAATTTAAGAGTTTCTCGTTCAATCAATGGTGTTCAACTTACATGGGACCCAGTAGAGGATATTGATTTATCCGGATACGAGATAAGAGAAGGAACCGATTGGGATACCGGAGAAGTGATAACAACCGGCTTTATGGGAACTTCTACCTTTGTTGCTCTTGAAGACAGTAATACTCATCATTATATGGTTTGCGCTCAGAACTTCTTAGGCATATATAGCTTAATTCCTGCATATATATCCACAAGTGTTTACAATCCTGAAGACGTTCCGGCTTTTTATGCAACGGTATGCCAAGACAGAGTAAGGTTCGATTGGGAACAAGTCCCGGGCGTGGACATCGAGTATGAAATCAGACAAGGAAATAATTGGAGCACCGCTATAAAGGTTGCGAAAGTTAAGGGTAACAACACCACTGTTCTTTTGCCTGCTTTAAGTGACGTTGTATATGCAATTAAAGCTGTTTCCCCAGCGGGTCTATACAGTGTAAATCCTCGATATGCCCGTCCGGATATGGAACTGTTCTCAAACAGAAACATTATTTTGGAAGTAGACAATGCTGCTGAAGGTTTCCCCGGAATTACTTATGGTTTTGAACCTTTATCGTATGTAGACAAATCTTTGGTTATGAAACAGGAAGTTACCCGTGCCGAGCACTATTTCCCGGTTGAGTTAAGGAAGGTAACTCGTGCGCGTAACTGGTTCGATACAGAGGCTTTCTCGTATGGAAATCGCTTAACGTGGAATGACCTTCATTACAGATATTCGTCAACTGAAGCACATATTTCTTGGATTAACTCCAAGGAACTGGACGCTGACGGGGACATTGAAATAGTAATTATGAAATATCGTGAGCCGGAAAACTATGAGGGTTTATACGGATTTCCTTATAATGGATTTACTAATGATATAGCCGAAAAGATATATCCAGATGTTGAAACAAATATAAGCTATACTGATTCTCATATTACTAAAGGTTTATTACTGCATAACAATACATACCTAGAATATAGCGGTATGGTAATACCTGAAACCTTCAATTTAACCTTTAAATTGAAGATTACCGACCAATCGGAAAAGAACCTTAACTTAGTCACATTGTACGGAACGAATACCTATTTGAAGGTTTATATGTTTGACGGTCAGCTTTATTTAAGAATGTCTGACCATAAGGATATTATTATTCCTTATAAAACCGCTACGGCTTTAGACTTTTTAACAATTTCAATAAGTCAGACAGCAACAGAAAGAACCCTTTACTTTTATGCTGATTATGGTAATTATGAAAATTATAAAGTTATTGAAGCCTCCCCGGTCGGTGCTTTTTCACAATACTTTATCAATAGAAAATTAGGAGAATATAATGAGATTGTCGGGTAAATTTCGTGGACGTTTAGTCAACCATAAAACTGGTGAAATTATTTGCTGGGAAAAGCACAATAAGGTAGTAAAAGCTGGTTTTAACTGGGTAGCGAGCCTTATGTCGGATACGACAGTTAGAATGGCTCCTATTTCTCATATTGCATTCGGAACCGGAAGTAATGTAACAGTCGATTCTATGATTGCTTTGGAGAACGAGGTTTATAGAGCACCAGTAACTTCTAACTGGAATGAGACCACAAGAGAATTAACTTTCACAGGAAGTATCCCCAAACAATCAGGGTTAAGTGTTAATATTACCGAAGTAGGTTTATTTAACGCCGAAGCTGGTGGAACTATGTTCGACCGAGCTACATTTTCACCAAAGGGTATTGATGAAGACCTGTTTTTTGATTACACGTTTATTATAACCATTACTGAGTAATCTACAGAGGGAGAATCCTAATGGAAGAGACAAACGAATTAGGCGAAGTATATAACTGGGAGTTTGTTCCGGCCAAACTTACATCGTGGGACGATGCAGGTAAGCAGTGGGATTCTACAGGTGCTAACCAACCGTGGGATACTTTTGGTAATGAAGGCGGTTGGGTAGTAAGTACGAAAAGAACTCTTAATTTAAATACGGAAACCGAATCGCGCCTTGACCGATTTACTAAAGAATACCTGTCTCTTATAGACGCTGCTTTCAATAATGAGAAAGTTGTTATGAATGATGTCGAGTTTCTGGACGGGGGCTTATCTCTCGATGAGATAAGAGAAATGGCTAAGAAGGGAACTCCTATTGAATATGAAGATGCCAGACCATTGGTGGCCGGAGAATATACTTATCAAAAGGCTATTGTCGGTATTCGTATGAGAACCTATAACCTTAATACTAAACTTGGTTTTTATAAAGCGAAACTAAGTATTGACGTTGAGGATATTGTAGACCGTGGAACTGTTGAAGTAACAAGCACCGACCCAGCTAATCCGACTAAAGTTTCTTATCATAAGCTCTATTATAATGTTCCGGAAGAAATTATGTTCAATATTACAGAATTTACAGAGCCTTGTACAGTTGAAGTATTGACTAAAACAGAAAAAGAGTTTACCTTTATGTTAAAGTCCACTGTAAACAAAGATACATACGTCACAGGAAAAGTAAGCTGGCTTGCGACGGGGTATTAACCAATCAGCGAGGAAAAGAATGGCTAACGAGAAAAACTTACCTAATATTACTGGCGATGAGACCATTGCTAAAACATGGAGGCGCTTATTAACCAGAGATAGAAATACCTCCAACTTCTTTTCCGGAGACGATTTTACAACTGACCAAGACCCTGTTCAAGATGTCGGAAGACCTAACTGGAGGACGGATTTAAACCGCCTGTTTATTTTTAATGGTACAGACTTTATCAGTCTGTGGGATTATTTAACTCCTCAAGAAATTGCCTATTCTATTGAACATCCCGATGTCCCTGACACAGTTCAGGACGTGAAAGCGATTCTGGACCTGCTTGTGAATCGGAACCTGCTTAATACAGTAACTATGCCTGCGGTGTCTCAAAAATATATCGGGAACGGAACAACTACAGAATACGACCTTGAAAGATATACGAGTAATAAGAATACACTTTATGTATTTATTGACGGCGTGAAACAAGTTACGGATACCTATGAATTAGCTTCTGATGGTATGTCAGTTATCTTTAATCAAGCTCCTAATAATGGAGAAACTATTGAAATACTCCAACTAGCATCTTTGCTTGAATATGATTACTCTCCATTTATTAAAAAATTTACTGCTGAAGAAGGGGTAACAGAGTTCGACGTTGGTTTCCCTATTTTAAATAAGGACAGCCTTATAATAGTTCATGCTGGAAAAGTATTAATGGATGCTGACTGGGAAATTCTCCCGGACGGTCATACTGTAAAATTTATTATGGAACCGGTAGTAGGACAAGAGATTGTTATTAGGTCCATATTTAAGACCTCTTATATAACCGTATCCGCGAACTCAATCGGGACTGCTGAGTTGAAAGATGGAGCTGTTACGGCAGCTAAACTTGCAACAGCCATTCCTGTAGATATAAACAACGTCGCTGACGGGTCTATAACCACTGCCAAGTTAGCCAACTCGGTGATTGACTCTACTAAATTGGCTAATAACGCAGTAATTACTTCTTCTATCGCAGATAAATCCGTTACAAAAGAGAAGTTAGCCGATAACGTCGCAACATCACTTTTAGGAACGGAGAATGTTTCAACCGGAAACATTGCTCCTAAGTCTATTACTGAAGATAAATTAAGTGATGATTTAACTACTGTAATAGCTAATCTAACAACCAGAATTACGGCATTAGAAGCGGCAATAACGAATAAGTAAGGAAAGGCCTATGAATCTTGATTTTAATAAGATAGTAGAATACATCGCCAGTGGTAATCTAACCGTACTTATTCTAACCTGCATTATATTAATTTTGGTTGCTTGGATAAAATATGAAGATTCTATCAGACGATTACTTTCATATCTCAGGTATGACCTCTTCGACCGTAATAAGGAAGAGGTAGAAAAAGAACGTAATGCTTTCGATATTCGCAATGACTTATTCATGAACCGAATAAGTCTTAAAATTATAAAAATTGAATCTCTCCATCTTTCAAAAGACGTTGGAAGAAACGCTCTTTATCATTATTTGGTAAAGACTATGTTGTCTATGTTAAGAGATAAGTTCACGGCTGATTTAACGGCTTACAAAAACGGCGATTTATCTAAAGAAAAGTTCTGTAGCTACTATCTTTACCATAAACAGGGTATAGAAAATTTTAAAATTGAATATTCAAAAATAATTGAGGAAAAGCTGAAGAAAGATGATTGGAGCGACGAAAATATAGCTTACGTTATCAATATGTTTAACCAATGGTCTTCGTCCTATTTTGAGCTCTTGGCTGAGCTTATTTCTACTTGTAAAATTCCAGATAGTGTAATAATGTCTTGGTGGGTCTTCTTTTATGAGATATATATTACACTCGAAAAATTTAGTATCTCTATTAACGGAAGAATCACCGGTAATACTTTTGAAAAAATAAAGATAGGAAAACCTAGGTAGAAAACTAAGATAGAGAATCGAGACGGAGAGCCAAACAATTTAGACAATTTGGAGGAAGCATGGCCAATAACGACGATATTACAGATTACAATTACCCTAACATTGAACCTACTGACTATATTGATGAATCTTTACCCAATATATTGGCCAGAGATGATGCTTCCAAACATGGGTTCAGGCGTGTTTCCACTTTCCCGATTGTGACTACGGCCGACGTTGGTATGAAGGTATATATGATGGGACGTGGGAACTTTCAGTTAATTTCAGCTGACCCCGAGCCCCAATGGAAACAACTGTCCGAAGACAATCGTAATCCTGCTTATACAGATTGGGTGAAGGACAACTATCAACCCCTTAGTAAAATATTGACCACTTTTTCAAAATTAAAAGAAGCCCAGCAAGCAGTCCTTTATTTTAACGGGCCGGAAGATATGCAAGCTGTCACGATTACTAGATATATGCTGGCTCTTTTTGAGGCTACGGATGACGCTGAGGTCAGGGAACTGCTTAACTTAGGTTCGGCTGCAACCATTGACGTTCCTATTGATGGAAAATACATTGCAGACGGGTCTATCACAATGGATAAGGTCAGTACCCAATTTAAACAATCTTTAGGCTGGACTACTGGCGATGCAAAGTTGACCTTTAAAAAAACGGCTGATGAAGGTTGGATAATGCTTGATGACGGCTCTATTGGTTCTTCTGCTTCCGGAGCAACAACACGGGCTAATTCCGATACCTATGACTTGTTTATGTTAATGTGGGACATTCCTTATTGTGAAATCCAGACCTTCTCCGGGACCTCTTCCACGAAGACAACAGCAATCCAAGATTGGTCTGCAAATAAAAGATTGGTCTTGCCAAAGTTCTTAGGTCGTGCCATCGCCTGCGCCGGTCAAGGTTCCGGATTAACGAAACGGTCGCTTGGTGAATCGTTGGGAGAGGAGAAACATACGATGACTGTTGAAGAACTAGCAGCACACGACCACGATTTAAAGAATAAGGTTCCCGTTTATTCTGATAGGTACACAGGAAACTTTACATTCCACCGTGACGGTCACAATCTTTATCAAAGAGGACAGGAGCCGGATATATCTATGGGTACAGCCGGAGAAAGTAAACCGTTTAATGTTATGCAACCAACCGTTTTTGTGAACGTAATGTTAAAGCTTTGATACTGTCGATTAACTAGTTCCGATTAACTAAAGCTTCAGCATCACATTTACGAATGTGGTCGGCTGCATTGTGTTATGGCCTGCATTACCTCCACCGCCAGCTTCAGCGGTACCGGCATAGTAATTGTCCTCTTCTATGATTGTATGTTCATCGGTGCGCCCGAGTCTGTTGTATTGCCTAGAGCCTACCCAATAAGCAATTCTGCCGTTCTTACTACCGACGTTGGATTGAATTGACACCAAGTCCCCGTGATTATGGCGCGGGAGCTGATTAATGCCTAAGACGGTGTTCTCCTCTCCCAACGATTCACCAAGCGACCGTTTCGTTAATCCGGAACCTTGACCGGCGCAAGATTCTAATTCAGTGTTGACTTTCTTACTATTTAGTATATCCTAAAGTAAGGAGGTAGCCATGAACTTATCAGATAATTTTACACTTGAAGAATTTACTTACTCTTCAACTGCTGAACAAAGAGGAATAAATAACAATATCCATGACCCAGAAATAGTTATACCTAATGCTAGAGCTTTATGTCAAAAGGTTCTTCAGAAAGTAAGAGACCATTTTGGACCTATTGTTATTTCTTCTGGTTATAGTAATGCCCAGCTCTGTCTGGCCTTAGGCAGGAAGACGACAAGTCAACACGCACTGGGACAAGCTGCGGACATAATCTCGAACTCGGTACCGAATTATGACCTTGCAGTATGGATAAGAGACCACCTTGAATTTGACCAGCTTATCTACGAAGTCCGTCGTCGGGGCTTATCTAAAGAATATTATGATTGGGTTCACGTCAGCTATAAAAGAGAGGGACGGAATCGGAAAGAAGTTCTTTTCTCCCCTCCGGAAAAAGGCTACAAAACCGGCTTGCCGGAGACGAGCTATGTCTAGTCCTGTAAAATATCTTATTTTGGTAATAGGCGTAATCGTTGTCTATGCCGCCTTGGTAACACACGACCTTAATAGAACCGAAGAAAAGTTGGCTGAAAGGGACGGATATATTACCAAGCTAGAATCTAATTTAAATTATATTAGTAATCAATTAATATTGGTACAAAAGGCAGCCGAGGAGAGAGAGCTTGAGTATCAGCAAATAGATGCTGAGAAAGAGGCACAAGAAAAAGAGTTGGAAAAAATAAAGGAGACCGACGATGATAGTAAAAACTGGCTTCTTCAAGTTATTCCTGCTGCTGTCGACAATACTATTCCTTACTAGCTGTACAAGGGGCGAGAAAATCGTCCCTGTCACAATCTCGGCTAATCTTCTGGAAGAGTGCCCGGTTCCGAAAAGAACCCGCTACAGGAATGATTATTTAAGAAAATATACAGTGGATTTACATAAAGCACTTTTAAAGTGCAACGCCGATAAGAGAGCAATTAAAAAGGAACTGGGTTATTGACCTAGTTCCTTTCTTAGTCTTGGGAGACTAAACGTTTCTAACCTATGTAATTATTGGAAAGTATCGAACAACATCCACATACTCTTCAGAATACCTTAGTCTACTTCTTTAGAAATATCCACATAAGTATCAAGAAGAGGAATACTGTCTTGGTACGCTTCCAGTTTACTAGGATGTAGGCAAAAGTCAATAGCTTTCTTAAGTAAAGGAACACTAACACCAATATTTTTAGCTTGAATATAAATGTCTCTAATATCACATGAGATAGTATTCCTCTCATTCAAAAGTCTATCATAATTAGCAAAGAGCTCCTTAACCTTTTCAATATTCTGTTTTTGGTCTTCACTCAAATCCGTCATTTCTCTTGGCTGGTACATTTTACAAGCAAAGGGTATTCCAAGTAAATCTGACAAATATTCATAGTCAGCCTGTGCCTGTCCGTCATAACCTTTTTCAAGATATACCTTCAAAGCTTTACTAAACATCCCCTTTGGCAAGAAAGATGAGATATGATTTTTTACGTCGACCATGTCTTCTTTAACTGCGTTTCTTTCATGCTCGAGGCTAAGAATTTCTCTCATAATATCTTTCAATCTATCTTTCTGAATTAGACCAGTATCAATTACTTCATTCATAGGTCATTCTCCTTTCTATTATTTGCATCTTCTATGGTAAAACCGTTAGGGTATCTTTTCCGAAGCTTTTCTGTGTTAATTCTCATGAGGTCTTCCAATGAACACCCTACAATGTCTGCCGCCATGGTCAGATTCCATAGGCTGTCAGCAAGCTCCGATTTGAAATGGTCTAAATCGAAGGGTCTTTTATAAAACAGATGTTTTTTAAAAACGTCCATTGCCTCACTGGCCTCAGTTGTTAATCCAATGAGAGTATAGAGAAGACGGACATTATTAGAAAGTTCTGGTGTAATTTCCGCCCAGTCTTCTCTTCTCTCAGTTCTTCGACACTCTTCTGTATATTCTTCCGGTGTCATCTTAATTTCCTACAACCGGAATATTAGCCAGAATCTCATTTAAGCGGCTTTGAGGAACCGACTGCGCTACCGGTTGCGGTTCCGGAGCCGGAATCGGTTGCGGTTCCGGAGCCGGAATCGGTTGCTGTGCCGGTTGCTGTGCCGGTTGAACTTCCGGTTGCGATTCCTGCTGTAGTAAAGGTCTCAGGGGCATAGGAGTTGGATTATACGGGTCATTAACCGTTTTTGACTGCACAACAGGTTTATATGGCCCAGAGAACGGTTCCGAAGCCGGAATCGGTTCCGGTTTCTCTATATCGCTAATAATCCACACTGCTGGTTTGGTTGCCTCAGCTGGTTCTTTTTCCGGAGCCGGAGCTTGTTCCGGTTCTTTTTCCGGAGCCGGAGCTTGTTCCGGTTCCTTTTCCGGAGCCGATTTGTACTCCTTATACTCAATCTTATTCGCTTTGGCCGTACGAATGAACCTTTCAAGAGTCTCAATAATACCAGAGTTGGTAATTGTTTTCTTGGTATCATTATTTTGCATATTATCGTACATTGGACGGAGGAAGAAATAAGCCTTACTTACGTCTTCCATAAACTCAATTTCGTCCTCATAAGTAGATTCTCTAACACGCCGTTCCAATTCAAGCTCAACGGCTGTATTATTAATAATTCTGAAGGCTTCCAGTTGTTCCTCTGTCAGCTTATCCATCTCAACTTTATATTCCATATTTAGTCTCCATTTCCTAATTGTACATAGTGGTCAGCTTCAATGTCTCTGTGGGATACCAAAATAACTTGGTTTATATATTTTGAAATCTTTTTAAGACAATTGGCTGTTAATTGTGCCCGGTCTTCTCTCATTGACGCGTCAATCTCATCTCCGATAAAGACACTAAACACTTTATGGGTTAAGACCTGTCCTAAGCCAAGTCTTAAGGCAAGGTTAATCATAGCCTGTTCCGAACCTGAGAACAGATTTATTTCTCGTCCTTCCACAAGAATATCGAAATCAGGACTGATTGTAATCTCGTTAAACAATCCATCAGACATATCAGAAAGTAAATGAGAACTTACTTTCTGAAGAGAAGGAAGAACATATCCCTTAATCTTAACTTTCATCTCTTTCAGATTCTCGGCAGCTTTCTTATAGCGACCTCCTTCTCTTGCAAATGTATCAGCCCTTTCTTTGGCTCTGTCATAATCCTCTTTTTTAGACTGCCAAAGTTTTATTTGCGTATCGTACTCTTGACATTGATGATACAGAAATGCTAATGCGTCCTTCTTTTGTTCCATATCTGTAAGCTTAAAATTAGCATATTTAACAGCTAAAGAATCATATTCATGCTTCTTACATTCATAGCTTGTTTTCATAGATTCATAGTTTACTCTATCCTTCTCATAAGCTAATTTGGTCTGTAAATCTTCAAGAGTGTAATTAGGAAGGTTGGTCATTTTAGCAGAAATCTCCGCTTCTTCCCTTTCCTTTTGGTCATACATATCCCAATCCCGAAGGAGATTGCTGGCCTCAACACCTTGTAAAATAGGTTTTACACATTCTTCAACCTTAGGAATTTTGTTAAATTCGTTTTGATAATTTATTAGCTGTTGTTGTCTTTGGAGACCGTCAAAAGAAAGTTTAGGTTCTTCAAATGGAGGGGGAGTAGGCTCTGTCATTTGACTGCTGAAGACATGACCGCATTTCGGGCACGTTTGTTTCCCGATATTAAACTTGGTCAGTTCAAGATGATAAATATCCCACACGTCCTTCTTTCTTTTTTCTTCATCCAGTTCTTTTTGCGTAAAGATAGGTTTTTCTTGTCTAGAGAAGAAATCCGTCTTTGCCAGATATTGTTGGTATTCTTGATAGGCTTTATTTTGCCTAATCATTTCTTCCAGTTCCGGACGGGTATATTTAGGCTTAACAGCATCAGCAAATTGAAGCAGCTTGGTCTCATACTCTTTTCTGAGCGTAATTGTGTTGCTAATCTCACTCGCTTCCACATTCCTGATTATTTCGGAGTATTTATTGTCTGGATTCTCTGGTTCTACTGGTTCCTCCATAGCTTGAAAAATCTTATAACCACGCAGGTCTGTTTTTACATTTTCGTAATCTTGTGCAATTTGTAAAATAGGACGGTAACCCTCTGGCGCGACCGGCTCTTCTCCCGGGTCTATTAACAGGCCACGAATCGCTTTCTCTTCATGAGAAAATTCTAAAGCCTTATCATTGGTATATTTAATAAGCTTGTCAATAATCCCTATTCCCAACGTCTTATCTAACGCAGTCTTTCTTTCGGAAGGCTTCATATTTCCAAGACCAAGTATATCTAACTGGGCTGCATAATTTCCCATTTTATAAACATTATAATCATAACCAAGTAAGGATATAATCTTGATATTACATGGCTTAGTTCCTGTGCATAAGAGAGTTCCTTGACTATCATACAATTTACAATTCTTGGTAGTTCTCTCAATCTTGTAGTCTTTTCCTTTCACGCTCAACCAGACAGTAATAGATAAGTCTTTATAATCGTCGACTTTTCCACGAAGAGCTACACTGCCGAAAACCGCGAAGGACATATATTCTACCAGCAGGGATTTACCACAACCATTAGGACCGACAACAGCTGTCAATCCGTTTTCAAAAGAGATTATCTTTCCACCATGAATAGGACCTTTTTCAATATTAACCTGCTTAAACATTCTCAGCCTCCGACATCTTATTTTCTAAATACTGGTTATAGACCTCCTCATATAAATTAAGATTGTCTAAAGCTTCGTGCATAAGCTTTTCAATATCAAACGGTTCAAAGTCTACATTCAGGTCTATTTCTTCTTTAGTTTCCTTGGGCTCAATATACTTTGACATTTGAAGGCATATTGGTCGTGAAGGAAGTTCTTCTCCCTCTTGCAGTTTAAGACGGTAGCAACGACCCTTTGAAATACCAAGAGAAAGGTCATATTCATATTCAGCAAGCGTACAGGTTCTCATAAAAGTATTTGTCGGGTCTTCGGCAAAGGTAAGGGGCATTATACTTCCAACTACTGTTAAATTACCTTCTTGACGAGGACTGTGAATATGTCCACTAAAGACTTGTTGGTAGCACAGCTTTAACCACTTTAGGTCAGCTTCTTCAAAATGACCATAAATGGTATAACCCCTATGGTTATAATTAGTAAGAACTTGAGGAAGTTCTTCGCTTGAATAGTAGGGAACTAAAAGATGTTCACCTATAAAACGAGGTTCTTCTATAAATCTAAGATTATCATAATTTTTACACAGTCTTTTTAATATATCAAAAGCCGATATTCTTTCCTTATCTTTAGACTGGTCATGGTTCCCTTTTATAATGTAGCAAGGGCAATAGTTATAGGCAAAATTAATTACGACATTATAGACCTTTATAAGGTCATCGTAGCTGACACAGAAAGAATCGAAAAGGTCTCCAAGAATAATTACCCCTTCCTTGTTCTTTTCTCTGCAAGTTTCAATAGCCTTTTCTACCTTACGGTTAAATTGAGCCAATAGGACTTCTTCACGAACCCCTTTCATTTCCAAGGGAATATCTCTGGAACGAAACTTACGTCCTATATGTACGTCACCAATTAAAACAAATGGACTAGAATTATCAGATAAATTCATATTAATCTCCCAAGTAAAATCAATAGTGTTAGTGTCAGTGTTCTTCTTCCGGTCGGAGAAACAGGTTACAATGGCAATGTCCTGTTTCTTTAACATCCTCTTCCATAAGACTGCAAGGACATTCGTAATTATTCTCCGGATGTGCTTCACGTTCTTTTGGCGAAACACAAGGACAATACCCGTTGCAGGCATTTACTCTGGCAATAATTTTCTCTGCATGAGGACTAAGAATAAAGCCTTTCTTCTTAGCTATTTCTTGGTAATCTTCTAGAGTTAAAACATCTTTTTCCATTATTTTTCTCCCTTGTATTTTTGAGTGTATTTAATAAGTTCCATAACTTGAAATTTAACATCGGCTAATGCATTATGAGCGTCGTCCGATTCCAGTCTCAGTTCCGGAAGCGGTTCCGGAAACATAATACCCAACAGATAACTTCTCATATCTCTGGTCTTCCAGTATTTAAATGGATTTTGAAATCCATACATACGAAAATATTTATCTAGCAGGGTAAAGTCAAAGTGACTGGGCTTTGACCAAAAATGTTTAGCTGGGCCTTCAACTCTATTCCATCTAATAAAACTATTTATAACTTCTTTAGGATTTAAGGATTTCTTTGTAATCTCATCAAGGATTATCTTCCTCTTTGGATTCGATACCCACCAATTAAGGGTTTTTGCTTCCCAGAAGTATCCTTCCGGTAGCAATAGACAAGAATCAAATTCGGGACCGATAATTCCTTTCTCTAAATTGAACATAACAGCTGACAGCTGAATAACCCCGGCAGTAGCTATACTCGTACCGGTTGTTTCAACGTCGACCATAATATCGGTCCACTCTACCTTCTGATTATTTAAAGCTTCCATAATGTCTCCCAAGTAAAAAAGTAGCTTTATTTTAAAACGGTACTTCTGGAAAGTCAATATAAAAATGAATCATGTCTTCCCAAGTATAGTCACTCACCAAATCCTGATAATTAATGAAGTACCATTCTCTTCTCTCTGTACTGTAGATAAGATAGGCATAGTTTCCACCAGCTACGGCTATCTTATATCTCTCTGAAGCTTGAGTAGAGAAAAGACTGCCGGTTAGGCCTTTTTTACTGGTAGAGGTTTTTATTTCACAGAAATAAGTTATACCGTTCATAATTAACATTATATCACAAGGTTTTCGTGGAAGAACAACTTTCTTCTGACCTGTCCCCCAGCGGCCTTTATTGGCATCATAAGTATCAGAGAATCTGGCAACGTAGATATACTTACTTTTTTTGGACAACCATTTAATAATAAAATCCTCGGCTATCTTTCCGGCTTGGGACGGACTGATTTCTTTTCCGTTTATCAGCATCGTAGACTTTACCATAAATTTTCTCCTAACCAAGCGCCAATGCTGTCCACGTTCCTTCCCATGCTGGTCTAAAACGTCCACCAATTAAAAGCTTTGATTGGCCAGTTTCGTTAATTATTTTTGGAATAAGAACTTGTCCTCCATCAGCGTCCCTAACTTGGATGATGGGGTGCAAATGACCTATACCATGTTGAAACAGGAAATAACCCTCACTGTCCAGATTATCGTATGTAAAGGTTTGTGAAATCACGTTACCACTTACTACAATATCTGATATGAGTATCTTTCCTACCAAATAGTATTCCAAGTCCCCTTCCTTTTCTTTATAAGGAAGGACAAAGGTATCAGGCGTGCTACCGTCTTCGCCACCGATTTTTTCGTACAAAGCGGCCCACTCTGTTTTGGATACCTCTGTGTTCGGTACGCTGATACGCAGAGTTCCTGCTGGAGGTTCGGCTGAATAAGAAGGGATGGTACTTCCTATCCGGTCGTAAAAGAGTTCAAAATCTTTTAAGCGGGAGGTACTGACAAGAGTTGTCTCTGACATAGCTACCTCCCTTTGTTTATTCTTATAAACTCAGCTATAACGTCGTTTTGCTGATTTATTTCTTCGTCTATACCTTTTTTGAGTTCGTTTCTGAACTCTATCATTTCGTTTTTGGCTTCTATGATGCTCGCCTTCTGGTCGTCTATTGACCGGATTAAAAACATGGCCAATAATATGTTCATAACAAAAATTGAGATAAGAGCGGCACCTATCAAAAAATTTTGAGATGTCATATAGGTCTTGTTTATATTAATGTTACTTCTCTCAAAAACTACGTTGTCATTACTCTGATTGAAGCTATTTTCCTTAGTAGGACTGACAAGTGTATCCATTGATTTCTCCTTAATAAGTTCCGGTGTTAATCTATTCCCAAAAACTTAAAAGTCAAGCTTAAAAAATTATATTTTGCTTCCGGGTCTGGAAGATACCAAATATATCCGAAAACAAAACCAGAAAATACTTCAGCTACCTGAGTGGCTGAAACATTGATATATCCTTTATTTTTAAGGGTCCAGCATAATCCATATATCGGGCTGATAGACAGACCGATAAGAATATATCCGGGTTCAAGAAAATATAAAGCAGGAAAAGCCATCGGTAACGTGTAACGAATCGACATTAAGAATCCGTCAAACCAATAGCCATACCACATTTTTTCGGGAAAGAGTTTGCAGGCAAGATTATATCCCCACATCTCTTTATACCGGCGAAGGGTATCGCTGCTTGGTTTACCACCATTTCCACGGTCGAAAACAGGACCATGGCCTTTTGACCAAAACATAAATTGTAACCATAGAGAGGTTACAAGAGCTGTAGCGAATCCATAACACATAAATAAAGGAAGCATGGATAAAATCATAACGACTGTTTGGATACCCCTGCTTTTTAAAAGAGGAACTTCATCAAATAAGCCACCAAACCAGCGGCGGAGAAAGCCCCATAAAATGTTATAGAAAATGGAAAAAGGCGTACACGGCATAAATTCCTCCTTCAGTTTATATATCGCTTTAATATTATAAGAAGAATTTAAATGTCGTCAAGCGAAAAAGAGAAAGGAGGCGGAAGAGGGAGGGGGCGCAGGCACAAAGCAGGGAGGGAGCCTGCGCCCAAAGGTTTAATAATGCATTGCTACCCAATATCTTTTCATTTTATTGGACGGAGCATCTGAATCATTTAAAAAATCACAAGCTAACCTTATATAAACGTCTGTAGAGAAATCTGGTGAAAAATAATCAGAGTAGCACATATTCATAGCAACATACCATTCCGCCGCCGGATGGTCGTAACCTTTCTTTTCTAGTACCTCGGTTGTCTGTTCATAAGTCCAGTGCTCTCCTTCAGTACCATCTTTATTCCTCATTTTCTTAACGGCGTGCTCTGCTTGGTGCCTGTCCCAAGGAATATGCTTATTGCTAAGCTTTACTTTGGTCATGTACTTTTCATACATTTCCGGGTGCATTTCTTCTAAATCACAAAATAAATGGTCCAGAACCCTAGTCAAGTGGTGCATATCGCTTTCATCACTCACTTTGGCATATTCTTCCATTAAAGACATAAATTCACTCATTTGCGGTCTCCTCTACAGGTTCAACAGGGATAGATTTTGTTTTCAAAATGTCCAGCATTGATTTAGAAAAACAGTCCATCTGATTCGCTATTTTATCACTTATATTAACATAAGCTCTGGCTAAAGACTCTATTTCAAGAGCCGTTATATTTTCGTGTTTAAGATACTTATTAATGGTTTCATAAAAAGTATCTTTAATCTGTTCGTCTGTCATCATTTTTCTCCTTATTAATGGTTTCGTTCTTTTTCTCCGGTACCATTGAACAGAACAATTTACCCATAGGAGTTTTCTTCAGTTCTTGGTCAATGATAAGGGAGGCTTTTTTTAGATTGTCTAAACACCATTTTCTTGCCGTAGCATTTCCTAAAACGTATCCGACAACTAATCCAAGCCCCCTCATTTTACGCCTTCGCTTTCGTATTCGCGGTCGTGTTCGCGGTCGTATTCGCGGTTGTCTGTTCAGCGACTGTCTGTGGCGTAGGAGTTGTCTGAGTCCCCGACGGGAAGGCAATCGGGAAACAGCTCGGTCTCATACGACAAAGAACCGACGCATGAACAGGGTTATTACCATAGACCATTAAGATTGAACGAACACAGCGCAATTGGTCAGCATGAGCATAATTTCCAGACTGGCAACTCGGCTGATAGACAGGAATCGTAGTCGAACCATTTACCAGATAAATCTGATTAACTCCTGCATTGGCCGGAATCTCCTGTGCCAAACAGAGGCGAAATACTTGTCCGTTTGTTAATGTAACAGCCGGAATAGTAATGTTCAACTGAGTACCTGCTACAGTCATCGAGGTCGTTTTAATTTTTAAAACATCGCAAGTCATATTCTCTTCTCCTTACTGATTAAGCTAAAACGTTGCCATTGCAGCCACAACCGCAGCCGTTCAGACCATTAATTCCCAGTCCGTTGATAATAGCGGCATTCGGGCAAACTGCACCAATACCGGTAACATCAGGACGTTTCAACATCTGACAAGAAATGCTTGCCAGCTGAGATTCAATGGCACCAAACTTGCGGTCGTTATACAGCTGATTTTCCAGAACAAGGTTCTTTCTCTGTGCTTCAGCCAACTGGTCACGCAGCCCTTGATATGCGTAGAAGTCAATCTTCTCAGCAATCATACGGGAGTTCGACGTGTCATTAGCACGAGTCAAGTTAGCCTGTTCCTCTACCAAATACTGTGTACGGGCAGAGTTGATGATTTCCTGTTTTTCAGAGTTGCAGATTGCTTTATAGTCTTCAAATCCGAGACCGTAGCCTGGAACGCCTACACCGGCAGCGAATCCGCTAGACCATCCGCCATTGCAGCCGTTGCCGTAGCCCCGCCACAACCATTGCGGTTGAAGAGGAACGCAACTACGATAAGGAAGAAGAGGGCCAAAAAGCCAATGCCGCCCCAACCATAAGATTCTTTATCCATCTTACTATTCTCCTGTTAGACCCGACCAAATTACTTAGAAGACCTTAGCTTATCTAAATTCTCTCTAAGTTTATCCAATTCACTAGCAGGGGTCTGTTCTATTAGTGAATTATTAGGTGTGCCTAAGTTTCTTGTATCAAGGTAAGCCTCAGCAGCACTTAATCCTCTTAATAGTTCTTCTTTATTTCCTCCAACGAGGTTTATAAAGAATCCAGACATAGGGTTATTTAAGAGAGACCTTGCCTTCTCCAAACTTTGTCTGGTTATCCCTGCTTTTTGAAAAACTTCTTCCGGATTGTTCGCAGCATTTAAAAGATTATTGGCCACGTCAAATGCTTCACTGAGAGATTGAGCCTTTTGCGGATTTACATAACGACTGATTGCGTTCAGTATTGACTGCTTGTTTAACATCGTTCTTCTCCTGTGATTGTGACTGCATTTGTGACTGCATTTGCGCTTGCGGTTGAGTTACTAATTCCTGAACTTCTTTGGATTCGTGTTCCAGTTTAATTACCTTTTCATTAAGGCTTACCAGAGAAGAAGACATTTCAGCCATCATCTCTTGGGTTTTTCTTAATGTGTCTTGTAATTCTTGATTGATTTCTTCTGGTGTCTTAGGTTTTGTTAAGATACCTTTTTCATACAAAATATCTTGATAACCTTTAGCAGTGTCGAGAGCTTTCTTATATTCCTCATTGGTAACGCCGACCTGTTGATTATAGGAATTAAAAATCTTCCCATTGGCAACAATACCAATAAAGGTATTTTGTGTGGCAGAAATCTCTTTATAATTAAAGTTACTTGGATTTTCCCACATCTTCTTCTCCCTGTAAAATTAAATTTTCAAGAAGGAGTAATCTTAATGTTGTAATATAAAACATGGTCTAATTCTCCTTTCGAACTAGACCATAGCGCATAAAAAGTATTTTGTTGTTTCGAAGTTATTTCGAAAATGTTTCGAAAATGTTTCGTTTTAGATTCGTTTAAACCTGTTTAGGTCTTTATAGAAATTCATTGCATAAAGCTTCTATAAAGACCTTTTTATCATTAGTACGAAACAGAAGGCCTTCAGTAGAGGTAATATTATAAGAATACTCTCCATCTTTAGGATGGTTAAGTATGTATATTTTATACCCCCCGAGTGTATCCTTAGCCTTTCTCAATGCTTCCTCTTCTTCTCTTTTCTTCTTTTGTCTCAATCTATCATAAGTTTGTCTATTTACAGTTTTACGCTTATAAGTGTATTTACTTAAAAGCTTTTTACAGGCTTTACATTTTGTTTCATAACCATCGGCGCAACTTTCTTGTTTATAAAATTCAGTAATAGGCAGCACTTCACCACATATTCTACATTTCTTTAGATACTCTTGTTCTTCAGCCATTAATCGTCTCCGTCAATAAAGCCGAGCTTAATTAACATTGCTTTTAGTATCTTCAAAATAAGAGTGAACTTTATAGAGAATCTGCTTTCACTCATACCTACTTCATCAGCAGCGTGAAATCTCGACTTACCTTTTCTAAATCTAAGGATGATTATTTCAGTTTTTTTATCCGTAAGACCTGCTTCACGACAAACTTCCTTGATTGTCGGTTCAGGACTTGTTCTCAGAAAGTCTTTAGTCTTTTTAAGCCCTTTCTGATACTTCATCATTTTTCCTTCTTGAGTAAAGCTATTTCAGTTTCAAGGGAACCGATTCGTGCTCCGATATAAAAACCCATCGAAGTTAAAATTACAGAAAACAATATAATTATAAAAATAAACAACCGGGCCATATTAGTTGCACTTCCTACATAAAAACCTTCTTTTTCTTGGTTTACGTTCTGGATATTAATATGCCTTTCTGGCTTTCTATATAGACCGGGATAGGATATATCTTTCTTTTTCATGCGTGTCTCCCTTCGCAAAGGAAAGTATAAGACAAAAATACAGGAAGTCAAGATTGTCGTATAACTTCTGTTATGAATAATAGTAACAATTATGAGCTAGTTCCTTTATTTGAGAGTAAAGCATCTCCTTTAAATACAGGAGATATTACACTTTCTCAGCCTTTTACAAACTTTCCTTTTATAATATGTGTCTTTTCAAATGATAGTGGAACCAATACATTACTTCATATTTATAACACTACTATCTTAAACTGGGTGCTTAATAAGACTTTTTCAAAAACTGAGACTTTTGCCATTAATCAAGGTAATCAAGGAAGTTGGTATATTAAAAATTATGCTAATGGTTCTTCAACAACCCTGCTAAAACATAGTGAAGAAAATAGCGGCTGTTACGGAATTTATGGTTTAAGACTTAGGACTTAATTATTAATAACCTATAGCCAGCCACTGTTGGTCGTAATCTTTGTTTGATATATAGGTTTGGGCAGAAGATACAGTACGGTTATAAAACGAAGTTGACCTAGCTCCGATACCGGAAGAACTATCATAACCGGGGTTTTTTACAATTACATAATTAAGGTCAGAAAATGACACAGGAAAAGTTATGGTTACAGTATCTGCTGTGTCTACGTTTATATCTCCCCACTGAATTAAAAGGTCTCCAACCTTGGCGTAGTAGCCCTTGTCATTATTCATAACAGAAGTTATACGACATTGCTTTAACCAGTAACTGTAATAGTCTCGTCTTTATCCGATTCTCTGAAAAAGGATACCTCCATCCAGTCTCCAGAAGTCGGGTTGGTTATTTTATAACCATAATCAGCTCCACTTGAAGGGGACGTAGTTACTTTACCATAGCCTGCTGCATCATCTTCATTAAAATAAAAAGGATTAAACCCATTACTTCTTTTTGCATAAACAGGGCCTTTAGCTCCGTTATTTAAGTCTGTTAAATAGAAATATTCTGCAAGTGCACCATTAATATCAAAATATATATCATCGGCAGTGAAACAGTAATAAGTTATAGAAGTTATTTCCGGTTTTTCAGGGTCCGGGTTAGGTACTACTGTCCCCCCCCCCGTTATATCTTGTGTAAATTCGATTGTGATGTAACCATCTCCATTATTATAACCCTGTGTGTGAGAAACGCTACTGCAATAGGACGTATTCGCGAAAGAGGAACCTCCGCCACCACCTGAAGCTCTGTTTGCTCCTGAAGTGTGGAAACCTGCACCACCACCGCCGCCGTAATAGCCTGCACCACCGACACCACCAATAGAGAAATGATAGCCATGATTATCGGATGTTCCTCCAAGCCCAAGTTGTCCATCTCCTCCGGGAGAACTCCAAACAGAGCCAGAAACATTAACATCGCCGCCGGCACCACCTGCGGATTGTGTTCCTCCTTGTCCAGGGCTTGCACCGCCTCCGGTGGTGTCTTGTACTCCGGTACCGCCTGTGGTTCCACCGCCGGCACCACCAATAGCTCTATGCCCGTTTCTCCACGCAGCTGAACCTCCGCCACCCGCAATGAGAACACGATTAGAATATTCGGTGCCGCCGATTCGAATGTCGCTTGCGTTATAAGAAACCGTAGCAGCGTTTGCAGGAATTGCACCTACGGTAAAATATAAAGTTTGACCAGATGTTACAGCTAATGTGCATTGAACACGACCGCCTTTACCTCCGGCAAGGTTTCCGTCTTCCGAATTAGCCCCTTTACTGGCTACACAATCAACGGTTAAGCTTTTAACCCCATTAGGAACGACCCAACTTTGTGTACCGGAAGAAACATTAAAAGTTTTTGCTTTTTCGCTGAAAACAAGTTGGCCGCCATGAAAGACAAAAGCAATTTTTTGGCTGCCATAAAAAACAGAAGCAATTTTCTGGCTGCCTGAATAGATACCGTTGGTTGAATCCTCTTCAAGCGTTACATCAACGTCCTTGGCATATCCACTTTGTTCAATGGTAACAGTCCTAAAACCCGTGTTTGAAACGGTAATTGTAACCCCAGTGCCGCTCTCTACGAATGAAATAACAGCATTATATAAAGTACTTGAACTCTCATAAATGTCGTCGTCAAGAGTAGCGACGGTACTATTTCCTGTTCCTTTGTCAGTTACCACAACCTGTAAATCCAAGACTGCGGGTTTTGTGCTAAAAGTTATTCCAACATTAATAGTCGTTATGTCTCCCGCCATATTTACTTCTCCGGGATAAAGTAAAATGTATCTGCATTCGGGCTTGAGGGCAAGCTTGAAACCACCTGTAACTTATTATTCATAATAGACGTTATGCGGCTGTTCACCCATTCTGTATTCGCTATTTTAACTGAATTATCAGATGCTGCTGGTGTAGGACAAGTCCCATATTTAGTGCCGTTTTTCTCGCAAACTACAGTTATAGCGCTATAATTGCTGCCGTTATTAGCTGTTATTTGTGTTACAATAGCCCCGTCTGTTCTCTGATAAACACCTATTTCTGAAATCCATTTATTATTTTTATCTGAAAAGAAAATACGCGTTGATTTTTGTTCAGCTGGAGCCGTTGTTACATCAATCTCGGTATGTTTAAAACCAAAACGCGGATTATTTGATTGCCCGGTTTTAACTCCGCTAAATATTTCATCTCCGGAGCGGTGCAAAAGATTAAAATTCTGTGACGGGTCAGCTGCTCTCCCTGCTGTCATAATTGCTTGGTTGCTATAGTTGGTAGACGCGGCAGGGTGCGGGGCAGTTGCCCTTATGCCGTTATTATCATCTCTGTTTATCTGAATTGAACCAAGGATATAAGAGCCATCTTTAGACGCAGCATACATTTGCATACAATCAAGATTGTCATCAGATTTATAATTTCGCAAACCACCAAGCCTAGTTGAACCGTCAGAAGTAAATTGAACCTCTGTAGATGTATTGCCCGCTTTTCCCAACTTTATCGGTGAAGCGCCGTTAAAAACTTTTGTCCCCGTAATTGTTTCATTCCCTGTTCTATGGACAACATTGGTAGATTTATCAGGGTCGTTGACCCATCCGGTAGTTGCAACTAACTGTTCTAATGTACTAGAACTAGCTGAAGGAATGGGAGCATAAATTTTATTAGCTTTTAAAACAGAATAGGTTGTTCCATCGGAGGTAACTCCTAGAGCTGTAATCGGCCATTTATTAGTTTGAGTATTTGAATCATAGAAGGCTCCGCTAAAAATAACTTCTCGGTTACCGGAGGTGTCTTGCCTTCTAATTACACGCATTCCATCGGGCTTTCCGTCAGTATTGGTTGTTGTATCTATTATAATATCTTCAATAGTTTCTTCTTTTTTTAATGAAGTAGAAGGAGGCATATTAGACCTGAATTTAGCAATCCCGTCAAAAACCTTCCTCCCGGTTATAGTCTGATTCCCTTGCAGGGCTACAAACGTACCATTGGCTTCCTCTTTGGTATAGTAGAGGCCTAGATTAAGCTGGGCAAGAGCTTCGTTCAACGCGTCTTCAATGTCTCCTAAGGCATTATTCACCGTTGTTTGTGCTAAATTTGCTGAAGCTTCGGCTGAATCCGCAAAGTCAGATGCTCTTTGTACTTGTACCTGTATCTGGGAAAGGGCCGTTTCAAGGGCACTGTTAATACTGGCCAGTGCTGAAGAGGACGTACTTTGAATAAGTGCCAACACATCTTGAGCTTGAGACAAAACTGTCAAAGCATCTGCAAGCTGAGCTAAGAAAAATTCCGAAACCTGTTCCCCGTTCTTGTCCGAGGATATAGGGGTCTTTACACATCTGGACAATTCCTCTTTCAAGGTTTGCATTTTACCTACTAAGAGTGAAAATACGCGGTCAAACGCGTCTTTATCCATTGCTCCACGATTATTGCCGGAATCGCTTACTTCCCAGTTAAGCGGTACAGCTCTGACTATTGTAACTACGGTATTGGTCGCTGGAGGGGTTGCGAATGTAACTGTATTAGCGGTAACATCAACAGTATATCCGCTTGTTTGTTTCTCCTCTCCAAGATAGACCAAAACAAATTCAGAGGAGATAAAACTAAAGTCGGCAGAGAAAACGGTCTTTTCTCCGTTTGCTATCTCCTGTAATCTGGGTAAAATATCCTCAATCGTAGAAATAGAACCGCTCATTTTAGTTACCTCCTCTGAAACTGTCCGATTTGCAGTTTTAGATTACTTTAAACTAAATTGATAGTCAAGTGCTTTTAGAACATCCTCATCACTCATTATCTTTCCCCAGACCTCTTCTGGTAACCAATCTACTTCCGGAGCCTCGTCCAGTTCTATTTGACCAAGCGGAGCCTTTTCCTTGTCAAACGGCTCAAAAGTTCTCCCCATTGATACAGAAGAGTTAAGTTTACAAACCTTCATTAGCCAAGGTTGGTCGCACATAACTCTCTTCACTAGGTCTCTATACTCAAGAACAAATTTACAATCTACACTGGCTACAATCTCGTCATGAACCGGAACCATAATTCTTACTTGGTCTGGTGTCCATCTCTTCTCTATTTCCTGTTGTAAATTCCACATAGCCCTCTTCGCTAGTGCGGCCGCCGTCCCTTGTATCTTCGAGTTCACGGCCTGATTCCTAGCCCGGGTTTGGGTTAATTTTATAAACTTACGGAGAAAGTTACGAACTCCTTGACTATCGTACGCATTGAGAAATTTATTTCTCATAATTTCCGCCCACAGGTCTGTTGTCTCAAACTTAAACCGTCGGTGACCATCAGGAAGGTCCACATATCCATCCTGAATCGCCGAAGATATAACACTTAATCTCCAGTTTTCCAGTGTGGAGAATTTGTTACGGTAAGCTTCTACTTTATTCCAATGTTCATCATCTGACCAGCCTAATTTTTCCTGCAAATTAGACAAGGCTCCAGAATATAGGTAACTAAAATTAGCTCCTTTCCCCAGCTCTGTTCTTGCCCATTTATAAAATTTAGCTGGCTGTAGTTGTTCTCCTTTGGTATTTATCAGATGGACTCCTTTATACTCTTCAGTTCCTTCAGGAAGGTGCTTTATTGCTTTAAAGTCCTCTATGGAAAGATTCAACATCGCAGCAGCGGCGGCTGAGTGAAGGTCTCCCGGAGGAGTTGTACTGTAACATTCCACGAACTCCGGGTCTTGCGAAAGTTCACCCGGAATCACTAATTCTACAGCTGACCAGTCAGAGGACATGATTACTTGCCTATCTGGATAATCAGCGAGATAGAATCCACGAACATAGGTTGATTCACCACGTTTGCTTAATTGTTGTGGATTCGGGTTAGACATACTCATTCTACGAGTAGCCAATGTAGAGGAAATGCTAGGATAAACTTTACTGGTTTCCGGGTCGGTTAAATATAAGTACGGATTTAAATATAGTTTACATACTTGGTCTACTTGAGTTAATTTATTCATACAATTTAGCAGTCTTGCCTCAGGCGTATCTTCTTCGTAAGACTCCAGCATCTTTCCTCTGGAATCTTTTCCTGACTGAATTTTACCTTTAACCTTTATAGCCTTATGTCCCATTAAATCATAATAAATAGTTCTGCTTGGCATATAATGTACAAGGTTAATAATTCCTTTATTAACTTTCAAGTCTACGTCTTCCGTATATGACTTTGTGATACCCCCGTTAATTTGAAGGATTTGTTTCATTACTCCTTCCGGAGAATCGTCATAATCTGGAGCATAAGCAAAGTCTTTGATTTGTTGACGGTATTTTCTCCAGTTCTTTTGGTACCAGGTTTCTGACTTCATAAGTACTTCATTCGGTTCGACAGGAAACGGGAGAAGCTGTCTGAAAATAGTTTTTATCTCTCTTAATGTGTGTGCAGCTTTTTTTCTTTCCCCGTCTCTTTTCTTATAAACGGCCTTCAAGTCTATGTTTAATCCATAAGACTGTATATTAGTAAAGATGTCAGCCATTTTGTTCTCTTGGATAAAGAAAGTATTCCAAGCAGATGGGCAATTTTCTTGAATAAAGTCATAGAGAGCTTTATAGAGTTGAACACACCAATAGGAATCTGACGCACCATAAAACATAACTTCTTCTCCAGTTAAATGACCCATGTGTGGTTCCTCTTGGAAATAAGGTCTATATTGCAGATACTTTTTATCTTTCAAGACAATATTTCTTTTTTTGGCATATTCAGACTTAGCCAAACATTCGTCATAGTGTTCCATTCTATAACCAAAAAAGGATTCGACAGCTTGTTTCAATCCGTACCCGATGGAGATTGACTTCAAGAATCCGTTATAAGAATGCGCAGCCTCGCTTTGTTTTCCGCAAACTTGACCAACTAACTCAGCCTGTTGTGGATTCAACTCTTGGTAGCCATCCCAGTTCTCGAAAGCTTGCGAAATGGCTGGTAGTAATTTTCTTATCTCTCCCAAGTCAGCATTACAGAATTTATCAAAGGAATAGGAATCGGAAGAGTAGGCAGATACACATAACTGTAACGTATCTATGTAATTAAAAATCTCGTAGTTATAACACATACGCATCATAACTTTTTCAAACTGTGCATTATGGATAATTAACGTATGTTTCTGCATTTCTTCCATAAGAGAATAAATAGTTTCCCAAGCTAGTCTGTTCTCCATATCTCTCTGGTTAAGATTTATATAGTAACAAAAAGTATCTCCTTCTGGATAAATAGAAAAACCTGTAACTACTGTACGTCTAATATCAAAAACATTCTTACCAAGAGAATTAAATTTCTTTATTCCTTCATGAGCGTTCCCATTATGTGTTTCCAAATCGAATCCGGTGTATGGAGCTGTTTTTACTTTCTCAATAAGAATAGGAAGAAAGAAATCTATGTTACGCCTATCTACAAGAATTGTCTGTATGTCCTCAGTCCTATAATTCTTTAAGTTAATTGTCTTTAACATCACCCTTCTCCACAAGTTTCCAATGATACCCTCCAGTCCTGTAAGCTCTTTTATTGCAGACATTACTTATATTACCTGGATTACAATGTTTCCTTTTACTGGCTTCAGACATGGATTCAAAAATCTCTCCCGTTTCTACACATAGAACAGGTTTTCCATATAAAGCTGTCTGTGCTAACTTCATTTTTAAGTTTCTTAGACCATAGTTAGCATTATAGAGGCTACTACACCATTCTAGATTTTCGACTTTGTTATTCAGTCTGTCCTCGTCTATATGGTTTACTTGTGGTAAATTATCAGGGTTAGGAATAAAAGCTTCTGCAACTAATCTGTGTATTTCTTTACCTTTATGAATAGGACGTTTATGGAAATTTATTTTTAAATAGCCGTTCGTACCTAAAAAAGGTTTTAGATTTCTTACTAAATGCTTTCTTGCATAATTCAAGCTTCTAACATTACCATAATTACTAATCTGATAATAACCTTCAAACCCTTTTATATCCTTCCATATCTCTTCTGTCATTTTATGTTTTTCCTAATAAAAAGGTGAGGATATAGGGGAAAAACTACTGTAAACAGTACCTATAGAGCCTCACGAAGTGTTTTGTTTTTCCTAATCTATAATAATATTGATTCTTTCTGAATGTCAAGCATTCTTTATTCTCTCCCAAGCTAAAATTATTTTAAATGCTGTCCATCCTTCAGGCTTATTCTACGAATTGTGAACTCATTAGGATTAGACGCGTTATAATGCCTACTCCATATAAACCACCCATGATTATACATATTAGAGACGGTTTTTCCAGTATAGCTATCTGCTCTCATCTTTAACCTTTCTTTTATAAGATATTCAGTCATCAGATGACCACCTGAAAGTATATCTTCTCTGGTTTTAGAACTTTCTGAATAAGCGTGTCTAAGAAGCATTATGATAACGTCGGCTCCATATTTGAAAGCTTGCCTAATATAATTATCAGCAATGGAATAAGGTGGGTTTGTTAAAACAATAAAGGGTTCTTTGGGGACATATTCCTCAGCGCGGAAGAAATCCACCCCTCCGATACCAACACCTCTATCAATCAGGTCGGTTTCCAGTATTCTATTAGAGAGATTATCTTTAAGAACTTTGGAAATAGCCCCTTTTCCGCAACTCGGTTCCCATATAGTATAAGCATAATGTATGCTTAAATTGGCCAATAAGGCTCTTGTAGCTTCCGGAGGTGTTTCGAAAAAATCCTCTTTAGGACGTTCATAGCCTTCAGTTGTAATGGTATATAAACCTTTAAAACCGTTATTTGCCATTCTGACTGTCTCCTATTTTACTTTCGGGTCTTCCAAAATCTCTCTGTCAACCAAGTCATACAAACGGTCAAAACCCTCATCGTCCCACTTATCTTTCTTTAACCTCTCTATTTCAGAAAGAATTTTCCGTTTAGCGAACGTTTGTTCTGTTATAAGCCTAAGCGCTTCATCTATTACATTAGTTGCTTTCCTAATCTTCACACTAGCGGGTGCCAGATTAAAAATAGTATCACTAAGATTATCTTTATATTTATCATTATAGTTATTACCATTATCGAAAGGATTCCACCAACTCATATTATTTCTCCCAATTAAATTGTTAAACTAAAAGTTCCTAATTTTTCCTGAGCCACGTCTATCTGTCCATTTCCAGCAAAAAAATGTTCCTGAATATCCTTAACCGGTACAGGAATAAAACTGACTAGATTGTACCATGTCTGTAATTCTCCCGAATGATAGGCATCGGCTATTTTATTGGCTAATACTTCCGACAGTTCTTCTGCCAACAGATTCTCAAGACTACCCTGCATACTCTGTAAAAGGTCACTAAATAAAACAAGGTCTTCTTCTTTTCCATATTCAAGATAGAAGAATACAGTTAAGAAATCTTTAGCATAGTCACTTAACTTATTCCAAGCCGCTTCGCCAAATCCCTTTACCCCCGGTATATTATCAGAAGGGTCACCGACTAACATTTTATAAGTCTTTACCCATTTTGGCTCTACCGCTGGTTCTTTAAGCGTTCCTATATTTGGAGAGATTCTTAACTGTGTCAGGTCTCGGTCAGTGGATACAATGTCCATCTTATCATCATTAGAGGCCATTTTAACTGTAATGGTAGCTATAACATCGTCAGCTTCATATTCTGGAACCTCGACTGTTTTCACATTTATAGGAGCGTACTTAAGCAACTCCTTAAAAAACTTCATACCATCATAAATAGACTGGTCAGCAGGTTTCCTCTTCGCTTTATATGCAGGGTAAATAGCTTTCCTCTTTTTACGGGAATTGACACCATCAAAGATACAGAAGATAAGGTCTTTCTGGTTCGCACCGGCAAGGATTTCCTGCCACAATGTAAAAAGAGAGGCACCGCCCATAGATTCTGCCATCTTTACGCGCAGCCAGTTATTCATATCGTAGATTAAAATTCTTCGCATTTTATTCTCCCAAGAGCTAACAAGAAACCGACAAAAAACCAACAGGAAAAAGCAAATAGTTAAAAAAGGAGGGTAGTTCAGGCTACCCTCCGCCGTCAATAAGGACAGTCTAGAAAGGTTCCGAAACCAAGCCCAGATTATGAGCCTGTTCAAGCGGAACATATTCAAAGTCTACCAAAGCCCAGTTATTAGAGTTTTTAGAAACATCTCTTCTGGTCAGTTTAACATAAACTTCTTCTCCGCGTTCTCTTACTTCCTGTGGCAGATTTCTGTAAAAGTCAACCCACGGCTTCCAGTTTGTCGTCGAGGTTGTATGACCGATTACAGTCCCGACTGCGGCAACGGTATTACCGGAGAAGCCCTTTACTTCTTTAATAACAGTCATTGGTAAATCAACGCAGTTATAGGGTCTCGCTTTCGGGTCTTTTTTCTGAATATCGGCAACAGCCTCCAGCCAAGAGCCACCGGAAAGACAAACTTTACCGTCAACGGTAGAAGCATAAGATACCGGCTGGCCGCCTTTAATAGACAACTTGGCAACTACATTGCTAAGGTTAATGGCTACATAAATTTCTTTATCACCAACAACATCGTTACCAATAAAGGTCTGTTGATATTTTACCTTCAAATAGTTATCTACAACCATCTGATTAGACATAAGGTCATCCATCGTATAGGAAGTACCGTTAGCCGGGGCTGCCATTGCTTGATTGGAAACATTATTTGTCGGGATATTTGCTGGAACGGTTGTGGGAGCTGCTACAGGAGCTGCGGCCTGCTGGGCTAAAGCCTGAGAATTTTGATAAGCTTTATAAATTTCCCAATCAGCTGAATCTTCCGGACCCGGAACATTGCCTGTTTGTAAAAGCTGGTTGAAGTAATTAATTTTTTCAGGTGTCAACATATTATTTTCCTTTCAGTATGTTTATTCGGTTTGTTCAATTTTGGTGGGAGGGTAAGTAGGTATGTAAAGTCTATTTATGAAAGTACAAACGTCCCCTCCCATATTTCTGGTTCCTGCTAGTTGGTTTACTAACTTTAGCCATCTCTAGGTATGAAACCAAAATACCTATCACCTCTTATCGACGGTTAATTGATGACGAGATAATCTTTACAGCTTAGTATTCTTCTTGTCAAGTAAAAAATTTAATAATTTATTAACTTTTCCCTGTTTTTTCTTCAACTTTTCTTTCAATAACTCATTTACTATTAAATTGGCTACTATCCAAGAAGTATAACCAATGTCTTTAGTTTCGTTTAGGTCTTCTTCAGCATACATAATCCCTCTCTGGATAGCTAATAAAAGGTCATTCTTCTTAATGATTATTTCCTCACCATTAAATCTTTCATCTAACATCTATCTTCTCCTTTATGGCCCTTTGTTCTCTTTCAGTAGGAGTATTATAAGCGGCGATTCCTGATTCGTTATACATTACTTGTCCTTTGTCTGTGGATAACTCGAATTTGTAAGTATAATCTCCTTCCGTATGTTCTTTTAAACAATAGGCTATAGAATTGTCTACGAGTTTATAAAAATGTCCTACTTCCGGCTTTATTTTCTTTCTGCGTAAGACATACCAGTAATCTGAAGAAGTATCAATAGCAGCATTAACCATAAGCAGGTTACTTTCTCCTGTAAAATCATCTTTGTAAAAACGACACAGGATATTGTCTTGTAATTTATAGAAGAAGTTAGAGCCTTTGCAAAAAACAGTAGAGCCTTTAGATAATTCGTATGTAATAGTATCTTTAGAGATAAAAACTTTCTCAAAACCATTAAATGTCTCTTGTGGGGGGGGTCATTTCTTTCTCAAATTCGATATTACTGGAACTATCGTTTTGGCTATTGTTTTGGCTGTTGCAATAGGCATCATAAAGAGATGTACTGGAAGAATTATTATAAGATTCGTCTGATACTTCTCCTTTACCTTTTTCCATAAGCCTAAGCATAAACTCTCTTACTTTATCATTTCTTATGGTTGTCTCTTTTCGTGTTAAAATGTTAAGAACTGTACCATAACAAATTCCTTCGTCTTTACACAGTCCTTTTAAAGAATTATAGCCTTCTGCCTTTAATCCTTTATAGATTGCATCTCTATCAATATTGTAAACCCTATATTTTCTCATATTAATTCTCCTTTATAACTCTACTTATAATTCTTTTTCAAAGACTACGACCATAAATAATAGGTCAATTTCAAAGACCGCAGTCTCTTCCAATTCATACCAACAAAAACCAAAAAGAAGTCCATTCTGCAAAAAACCAAATCTAACTGTCATAATCTTTTACTCCATCTTAACCCATTTTTATTCATATAACGCATAAGCCAAAGAATATGCTTATCACTAAGCACAGGAAATAGCTCATTACCATAATAATCAACTAAATTTATGTGTTTATATTTTATAGCTCTGCATAAAATAAGATATTTTTTATTCATTTTCTTCGCTTTTCCTTAGTATAGTATTGATACGTTTTAATAATTTTTCATCCTCTTCATGACCAACAGTGGTCATTTCCATACAAAGAAGAACTCTTTCTTTACACTCTTTCAACAAATCTAAAAGTTCACCATATCTATTTACTTTATCAACAAAATCTTGCAAACTTGAACAACCCGGACATTCTACTTTATCGCCGTTCGGGAATCGAAAAGCGAAAGTAAAATTTAAATTATTTACTGTAGTCACAAGCCTACCATCAGTTTTAAAATATTCAGTAGTATCTGCACCTTTTCTTACCAATAATCTTTCATCAATCATTTTTTCTCACTTTCTAGTAAACCACCAAATTAAAAATGTTATGCAGAGAATTAATACTATTACTGCATAGGATTCCTCTGTTGCAGGACAAACACATTTACCGTAAGTTATCATCTTTCCCTCACTTTACTTCAAAAAATTTAATTTCTTAAAGAAACTGAATATTTTATCAAGTGTCATCAGCTTTTCCCTTTCTTTCAACTGGATGCAAGCCTTAACCTGTTCCTGAAATTTTTTCTCGGCCTTGAAAAACAGCGGGACGGGAACGAGTAATTTTCTTTCAATGTAGATTGTATCTCCGTTGGGCATTTCCACAAAAGTACGTTCTCCAGTTCCATCGTTAGAAAAAAGTCCCTTCACCAAGTCAATTTTCTCTCTGACAACCATTTTCCCGGAAGTTTTAAATTCCGTAAATGCTATGTGTATATCTGCAATAGCCTTAAACTTTTTCGGGAGAAAAAAGTATTTATACTTATACTGGTTCATTTTTCCTCACTTTCATGTTTAGCGATACAAAACCTTTTAACCGCAGATATTATCCGAATAACGTCTTCGGTATCACAATCAAAGGTAATCCCTCTTGCGACCATTTCCAAAAGGTTAAACATTTGTTTATTTTCCTCCTTTAATCGCTGCAACTCGTCATAATCACAAGGCGCGAGAACTTCTATAACATCTTCATGTTCACAAAATGCCCAAAGTTTCACATCTGACCGCCACCAAGCAAGTACAACTCTGTTATCTTTTAATTTTACGAAATAATATCCTAATTTCCGTGTGTTATCGTTCATTTTTCCTCACTTTCACCGAGAGCGACTTTAATTTGTGGATAAAGCAGGTTTTCGTGACTATCAGTATATCCCCAGATGTCGATATAGCGCAGGCACTCTTTCAGCAATCCTCGAAGTTTTTCAATTTCTGACCGCTGGTTTGTAATAATACCTTTGGCTTCATAATTAAGCTTTTCCCGTTCCTCAACCTCAGTCCTAAGTTTAATAATACTATCACTCTGAACTGTCTGATACCAACAAGAAGATTCTAGGTCTATTCTTTGGTCAGCAACTTTTTCTTTAAGTTCATCAAGCTCTTTTTTCAGATGTTTCTTATCATCAAGAAGCTTGTTAACTATTTCGCACGCAATATCATAGTCAATCGGTTTACCGACATAGCTTGTAACAACACGTCTAAGTTTAACAAGCTCTGCTCGCATAACCATATACTTGCCATATCTCGCATAAATTCGTCAATCGTCATTGTCTTTAATATCCTAAAAAAATTAAACATTGCTTTTGGGGGTTGAATATTCTCATAAGATAAAGAATTGAGAACACCTCATGCTCGTACAACCAGCCGGCTCCAAGCGCATATTTATTATTTGGGAGTTTGTCGAGATATTCAGACCACATTAAATTTGATTTTGCAGAACTTAACAATCTGTCGAACTGCGACCTTTTATCAAATTCATCAGAACTTTCTTCTTGCATAAGGCCTTGATAGTGAGCCTGTACTTTTTCTTTAAAAATTGTTGCTAATGCTTGCAAAATACCCGGTTTTGCAATAAAAAGTTCATTTTCCTGATTGTAATATTCATGAATTTCTTTATTGCGGAACAAAGGCCTCATAAAAGGTTTTAACCTATTTCTATAGTCAATATATTTTCCCATTTCAAAAGCTTCCTCTGCTCCAGCCTCTTCTAAAACATCACCCCAATACGGCAGTTCTTCACCCTCAAAAGGCTTTTGTTTAGAGAATTCCCATAGTTCAGCTTTCATCATTTTACGGATTTTGTTAATGTCTTTTTTGTTCGCGACATACAAATAATTTCTATATCCCATTAGTCTTGCTCCTTCATACAAAATATTCCACATTCAACATAACAATCTTTAGGTTTTCTCCCTTTCATATCGGGGCTTAATTCGTCTAAGAAAATATGCCGAGGATTTTTATTTGCTCCCAAATCAACCAAACGGCACCCTAAACGGCGAGATTGTTCTGCGCGTTTTTTAAAAACATCAGGGAAGTTTTTACGCACTAAATTCCAATACCAAACAGAACCTGATTTTACACACCCTATACAGTTGGCATTTGGGAACTCGTATTTGGTATATATTTCAGGAAGTTTAATCCCTGCGCTTTCCATTTCAGCAAAACAACGATGTTTATCGTATCCATTGTAAATAAGTGGACATTCAAGAGTATATCCGATGTTCTTTTTGCTTTTTCTGAATCCTTCTGCACGCTTTTCTTCGCCCTTGGTATATCCCATAACAATAATATCTTTTTCTTTATCAAAGTTGTTTTTTCTTTCCCACTCCATACGCGCTACCTGCTTAAGTTCAAACGTGCAAGGCGCAAATCCTGATGCGTTACTGACAAACTCATAATCTTCAAATACTTCTTCAATGTCGCAGTTCTCATAACACGGGTTTATTGCTTTTTCTATTTTAACTCCAAGCCATTTTTCACAGTCTTTTAAGAAACGAATATTATCTTGATGTTCGTTTGCTACTGGATTATTTACTACGCGGATATTGTCTTTGCCATACTTCTCAATAGCAAGTTTCGTCGCTACTGCACTTGCAGCCCCGCAAGAAAAATAACAAACAATCATTCCTTAAACTCCTTGCTATTAACTGCCTCTTGCCAAGTCGGGTATTCGGCGATTAATGCGTACTTTTCAAAATCTGAACGATAATAATATTTCATAGTTCCCATTGTGTTTATACAATAGCCCCGTCCGTTTGCCTTTAATCTAGTTATACAAACAACAATACTATTATGCCTGTATATCTGTCCTACTTTAATCATCGCCATAATCTCCTTGTTATTAAAAAGACCTAAAAAAAGTAAGGGCTATAAAGTCCAGAAATAAAAGCTCAATCATTCCTGCTAAAAGATAGATTAGATATTCATCATTAAATCTTCTTCTTTGTAAAATGTCACAAATTATACAAAGAAGAAGAACCGTCCATATAATCATAGCTTTTTCTCCTTTCCACATTTAGCACAAACTACTTTATAATGAGGACATTTTTTACATCTTCGAAAAAAGCAACCGGTACAATCTGGGTTTCCTTCACAGACATTAATCCATTCATGCCTACAAAGTAATTTCTTAACCCAACTGGTAATTTTTGGTCTAGTCCCAAAAAGCTTTTTCTTTCTTTCAAGCATTAGTGTCGACATCTTCTTTCTTCTCCAAACACCCATCTTCATTATATTTTCTCTTAGGAAAAATATCTTCAGGATAATTAATTTTTATTACTTCCCCGCAATTAGGACAAATTATCTTAGGAACAAGCATAAATAAATCTGTCTTAAAATTACATTTTGGACATTGAATAGTTGCGTAACTACTTTTATAGTCGTACATTATTTTACCTCCAAAGTTTGTTTTAAATATTCTGTACCCAATCTTACTATCTCAGGGAAATTTTTAAAAGTTTCCCTGAAGTTATCATCTTCTAATATTTTAGGAGCCATGTATATAAAGGCAGCCTGTCTTGAGGACGGAATAAATGTTGACAAAAGTAAACAAGTAAGTGCCACCTTCCACATCCAACTTAACTTTTTTTGTTCTTGTTTTTGTTCATCTGTAAGATATCCAAAATCTTTCAGCATAATGTGTCCGTATATTATAAATAAAACAACAGATGTTAAACCAAACGTAAAATTTAATGTATCAAAAAGGGTTATGGTATAAATTAAAAAATAAGCCATTATTCTTCTCCTCGTAATTGCATGAGTTCTTCGATACATTTCTTAGATTTTTGTGAAAAAACAAGTTTAATGGTGTTCTCTTCTCCACAGCAATAGTTAATAAATTTAGCTATTTCCCCTCCTTCCTCAACCTTTATCAGAAAGGTGAAAAGAGCCTCATAAAGAGCAAGTTTAAGCTTGTTTCTTTCTTCCCTCAGTTCAGATTCTGATTTCACTACCTTATCAAATTGACGGTCTTTCATTAATTGAATAGCAGCGTCGAAGGTGGTTCTTTCTCCGGTTTTATAAAAGCGAGCATAATTAGGTCCCGGATACAGGTCAAATTCCAGTTCTTGACAACGATATACCCCCTTTGTCATTTCTTTTAACATATCAGAAAACTCAGGAAGGTAATGTTTCTCAAAATTTCCT